TAAACAATAAATATTCCTTCCCTTATAAATATAAGGCCAACGGCCTTTAGAAGTATTATACAACAAATAAACTTACGGAGGTAATTAAATGAATAAAAAGAATTTAAATATTTATGTAGAAGGTAAAAATGTAATATATTATATATTTGAAGGTAGTCCATACTTTCCAATTGATAATTTTTACCCTAACATTATTGTTGAATATGAAGGCTTAATTTATACAAATAGTGAAGCAGCTTTTCAGGCAGCTAAAACAAAAGATATGAATATGAGAAAATTATTTACAACTATGGATGCTAGTGAAGCTAAATATTGTGGTAAAAATCCAAACTTTATGTTTTTAAGACCTGATTGGGATGAAGTAAAAGACCAAGTAATGTATGATATAGTTAAAAATAAAATGCTTAACAATCCTGAATGTTTGAAAGTACTTAAATCTACTGGCAATAAGTTAATACAGGAAGGAAATTTCTGGGGAGACTTATACTGGGGAGTTGACTACTATACTAAAAGAGGAAAAAATCAATTAGGTAAAACATTAATGAGATTAAGAGAAGAACTTAAATAAAACAAATAAGAGCCCAATAGTGGCTCTTTTAAATTTTTGAAAGGAGGATTTAAAATGGATAACAATATTAAAGAAGTAGTAGAGCAATTTGATGTAGCTAAAGAGATACTTATATCAAGTCCAGAGGTACCATATGAGGATATACGAAACTTTAAATGTATAGGTAGTATAGATAATAAGGACAGAGTTTTTGTTATGGAAGATGGACTTCAGTTAACCAAGGACCAATTAATAAAAGAGCTTTTAAAGTATAAAGACCAAATTATAAAAATTTATTAAAAATTTATAAAAAAGTTGTTTACAAACGAATTTATTTGATGTATAATTACTTAAGGTTAAAAATAAATCATTCGGAGGAATAAGATGGAAAATTTAAAAGTAATTGATACATTTTTAGAAAACTGGAAACAAGAGGCAAAGAAGTATTACTTAGCAAAATTTGAAGAATACAAAGAAGTAAGAACTAAAACATATGAAGTAAATACAGAAAATCTTAAAAAGGTTACAAAGTATCATCAAGGGTATGAAAGAAAATACTCAGATGAAAAAATTATCCAACTGTTTGAAGAAATTAAAGCACATGAAGAATGGTGTAATAAAGCTTATAACAGAAACAGTACTTACAATCATATCAAAGAAAGATTAGAAAGTGAAATAAATTATGAGTTTAGAAAATTATTTGAAGAAAGAGTTGGAAAGTCAACAATATACATTCTTGAAAGAATTTCAGACTTAGATGAAATACTTGATAAAGAAGTAAAAGTAAAGAAAGCCAATATTATTAGTAGAGTTGAAAAAGCAATTGGCAAAATAATAGATGCAAGTTATTTGAAAGTAGCTGAAAATTCAGAATTAAATGGAATAATAGTTGGTGAAAATGGAAGATGCAAAGTTGATACAATAACTGCTGGTGGTTGGAATATACAATGCATACATTTCAGAGTATTAGTTAAAAAGTTAAAATAACGGGCCTATTGGCCCTCCCCTTTACAAAGTACAAAAAGGCTTTGAAAGATATTAGTTCCCCCTATATTGAGTAAAATTTAGTTTTTGTACTTTGTAAAATGCAGTATTTAATTATAGATAAATGGTCCCCCAATGACCAACTTCGTTTATATAAAATTATACTGCATTTTCGGAAAGTGTCCTTTGGAGGTAAGAGAGCAATGCTATCAATAACAGGTTCAAATCCTGTACTTTCCATTAGGGTCATATGTATATCCTAAGGATAAAGCTGGTAAATTTATCCAAATAAAAACTGTGCAGGAAGAGACGATTACTACACTGCATGAAGAGTTGAAGTATTGATTTAATATGTATGTTCGGTATCGCGGATAGACCATATTATATGGAACTCAACAAGTAAGTTTTGGCGAAAGGCTGTTCTTGCTTAAAACTTATATAAGCTTAGTTTAAGGGTAAAACCACTGGGCGCCAATTCAGTGATACAGAGTTCGATTCCTGTAGCTTATGCCAAAATAAAAACTTACGGAGGTAATAATAAAAATGAGACCATACGGGTTAAGAAGAAATGAATATGATAATCCCTTTGTTAAAAAAGGAGAGTATGGAAGATATAACCAAACAAGAAGCAAATTAGGATATAAAGTTGAATGCAAGCAGATTAAAAGTAGAGCAAGATTTGAAGTAAAACAGTTTATAAATAATTTTAAAGATTTTTAAAAATAAATGTGTACATATTACTTTTTATGATGTATAATTAATTATGGTTAAACATTAACCAAATAAATCGCTCAGGAGAGTAAAGAATGAAAGTATTAAATAAAGCAAAAGTTTTGGAATTATTAAATGATGGTAATCAAATAATGTATGACACAATTTATTCTAAAGTTTATGTAGTAGATAAAGATATCAATATACTTGGGTCAGTACAATTTAATACTTACATAAAAATGTGTGGAAATGAAATAGTTAAAAGTTCTTATTCTTATTATCGCAATTTTTATAGTTTAAATAAATAATCGTCTGGAGGGACAATATGGAAAAGCAAATTAAAGAATTAGAAAGACAATCTTGCTACATAGGAAAAGAAATTGAAAGACTTAGCAAATTGGGAGTGACAATGTTCACTGGAGGAACTCCACAGCAAAGGTCAAGATATTCAGAACTGTATGAAGATGGAGATGAGATAGATTCAAAGATACTTAAGCTAAAAATGGAATTATATAATAAAAATAATAAATAATTGTAAGAATACATTAGTAGGCGAAAGCCTACTTTTGTTGTTATATAGGGTTTAAGCACATAAATTAAAATATAGTTCAGAGGCCCAGATTGAGGTTCTGATTAACATAAATAGTAAAGTTAAATAAATATAAAAGGGAGAGGATTGAAGTGGCTAAAAAGGACTTAATACCTTTGAACACAAGGCCAATTGAAGAGGTAAGAGAGATTGGTAGAAAAGGTGGAATAGCAAGTGGTGAGGCAAGGAGAAAGAAAAAAGAATTAAGAGAATATATGGAAGTTTTATTAGAAGTTCCCTTAGAGAACTCTGACAAAACAAAAAAGAAATTAGAAAAGCAAGGACTTCCTGTTGAAATGTTGGATAACAAAATGCTTTTAGCAGCTGCATTATTTAAAAGAGCTTTAGCAGGAGATGTACAAGCTATTAAGGAAGTAAGAAGTATAATAGGTGAGTTACCAGAGTTACAAACAATTTCGGAAGAGGATAGCAATATTCAGGTTGTTATCAAAAGGGCTAAAAGGAAGGAAGATGATGAATAATGCTTATAGTATTAATGGGAATTACAATGACATTTTTATCGCTTTCTTACATAATAATATTCAGTAAGTTTTCAATTGGTGAAATAGAACAAACAAGATTTATAATAACAACTATAATATACTTTATATTATTATTTGTAACATATTTAGTAAGAGATAAGTAATGGAAGCAAATGAGGATTTTGTTCAAATTAAACAAGGTTACTGCTTCTATCAGTTAAAACCAATTGCACTTATTTACAATTTATATGTATTTCCTAAGTATAGGCAAAAAGGATATTCCAAAATATTATTAAATTTTGTTATTAGTATGATTAAGCAAACCGGATATACAGGAAATATTTATGTAGAACCAAAGCCAAAAGAGAATAGTATTAATGTTGTAGATTTAATAAAATATTATAAAAGTATGGGATTAACTATATTAAATAAGTAAACTTCAACCATATAATAAAGAATAGGAGGTAAGCCTAAGTGCTAATTGAGAAGGAAATAAATCCACGCTTTGAAGACTACATATTCGATTGGGACTATGAGCAGTATCTTCTAGTAGGTGGATATGGTAGTAGTAAGAGTTATAATACAGGCTTTAAATTAATATGTAAGCTGCTAGAGGAGAAAAGAAAAGCTTTAGTAGTAAGAGAAGTATTTGATACATTAAAGGAAAGTTGCTTTGATTTACTATGTGAGATATTAGATGATATGAATTTACTGGCAGATGAGAATACTAAAAAAGCTAAAAGAGGTAAAGTAGTAGCAAGTGTAAGTCCAATGCAATTAAAGTTTCCTAATGGAAGTCGTATTATATTCAAAGGGATGGATAAGCCAAGGAAGTTAAAATCAATTAACGGTGTAAGTATAGTATGGCTAGAGGAATGTAGTGAAATTAAATATGATGGTTACAAAGAACTATTAGGTAGATTAAGAACACCAGATGTAAGTATACATTTTATATTAACAACAAATCCAGTAGGAATAGAAAACTGGGTATATACTCATTTCTTTAAATGGATTGATGAACAAGGTAGAGAGCATATAATATTAGATGATGAACGACTTTATCAGAAACATACTATAGTAAAGAACGGAATATACTACCACCATAGTTTGCCAGATGATAATGTATTTCTTCCTAAAAGCTATATGAGAAGACTGGATGAGATAAAAGAGTATGACCCTGATTTATATAGGGTAGCTAGACAAGGAAGATTTGGAGTAAATGGTATACTAGTATTACCTCAATTGGAAATTGCTAGAGATGCTAAACAATTTAAGAATGCTGTTAAAGCTATACCAAGGAATCTACATTTTAGAGGTATGGACTTTGGATTTGAAATTTCTTATAATGCTTTAGTATGGATGGCTGTAGATGATGAGAAGAAAATACTATACATATATAAGGAATATTATAAGAACAAAATGACGGATGATAAAACAGCTGATGAGTTAGAAGATAAAGTGCCTTTTATCAGAGAGGAATTAATCACAGCCGATTGTGCAGAGCCTAAAACAATTAAGTATTACAGAGATAGAGGATGGAAAATGCGTGCATGTAAGAAGTTTGCTGGTAGTAGATTAGCTAATACTAAGAAAGTTAAAAGGTTTAAAAAGATTATAGTAAGTCCTGCATGTACAAATACAATAAGAGAATTAAAGAATTTGACATATGCTAAAGATAGTAAAGGGAATCTAATATATGATGAATTTAATATTGACCCTCATACATTCTCAGCTATATGGTATGGATTAGATAAGTGCACAGTAGCAGATATTAAGGAACGTAAATTTAATAGTAAGAGAGGAGCTGCATAAAATGGCTATAATAAGAACAGGTGGATTTGGCCCAATACCAGCAAGTATGTTAACTGCTGAGATAGAGGGTTTATATGGAACTGAAGTATTACAAGAATTAAGGGATATAGTGGGTTGCTATCAAGCTTATGAAAAAGGAGCTGATTTTACTCCTGAAGGTAGTAATGGAGATTATGTAGCAGCTAAATTAAAGTTTAAACAGATAAGGAAGTTAATAAATAAAGAGGCAGCATTCATGTTTGCTAAACCATTAGACTTTAATGTAGAGACTGTTAATGAAGATGATAATGAAACAGTAAAGAAAGAGATAAGTATAATACAGACTTTTTTAAATAAAGTACTAAAGAAGAATCTATTTAATAGCAAAATATTAAAGGGAGCTAAGGATTGCTTTATTGGTAAAAGGGTAGCTATAGTGCTTAACTTTAATGAAGATTCAGGTATAAGTTTATCATTTAGTCCAAGTTTAGAATTTGTATATGAGACAGATGAAACAGATGCAGACAAACTTATTAAATTAGTTATATTCTACACTAAGAAAGATAGTATGGAAAAGACTGCTCAAGAGATATACAAGAAAAAATATTGGATGCAAAATGGTTTTTGCCATGTACATGAAGCTACATATGATGGACTTGGTAAGATGAAAGAAGAAATAATAAAGGACTTAACTACTAAATTTGAATATATTCCGGCAGTTGTAATAATCAATGAGGGATTGACTGGAGATACTAATGGAGAGAGTGATGTGTCTCATATTACAGATACTGAGAGTTGGTTTAGTAGATTAGGAAGTGCAGATATTGATAGTATGAGAAAAGGAATGAATCCTATTAAGTATACTGTTGATATGGATAGTAAGAGTACAGAAAATATTACAACAGGTCCGGGGGCTTACTGGGACTTACAGACAGATGACAATAAAGATGAAATAGAAAGTAAAGTAGGAATATTAGAATCTGATTTAGCATATTCTCAATCATTAAAAACTACTATGGAAAGACTTAAATCACAAATGCATGAAGAGTTAAGTGTACCAGATGTAAGTTCTGAAAAGCTGCAAGGAATAATTGCTAGTGGTAAAAGTTTTACAGGTATATATTGGGAGCTTATAATCAGATGTGAAGAGAAGTTAACTGTTTGGAAACCTGCTTTAGAGTTTATAGCTAGTACAATCATAGAGGGAGCAAAATTATATCCTGAATGTATAAGTAGATATACAACTGAGAAAAAGATTCCTGATACTGAGTATATTATGACTGTTGAAAATAATTACCCTATACCGGAAGATGAAGAGGCTGAAAAACAAACTGACTTGGCTGAAGTAAATGCTCAAACAATGAGTAGGAAATTCTATATGAAGAAGTGGAGACAGTTAACTGATAAAGAAGCAAATGACGAGTTAAAGCAAATAGCTTTAGAGAGACAGACTTTAGAAGATAGTTTTATGCCACCTGTAAATGAGGGTAATAAAGAGGAAGAGTTAGAATAATCTTAGGGTTACTAGAATGGCTTTAGATTAACGGAAATATCCATGTAAAGTGTTTATCCATATAATAATTATATAATATACTAAAGCCATTCCAATTACTTTAGGAGGTGAACTCAAATGGCAGATAATAAGCTTAACTTACTGAATAGTAGTAAGGCAAAACAGGAGATATTAGTTAAACAGCAAAAGGACATTAACAAGATTTACAAGCATGTTTATGATAATATAGAAGTTGAGCTAGAGAAACTAAAATACAAAGAAAATATAAGCAGTATTTTAATGACAGAAGAGCTTAATAAACTAAAAGGCAAGATTGCTAAGGAATATAACAATTCAAGAGCTTTAGTAAAGAAGGCAATTGAAGATAATATGGAAACTGTTTGCACTGAAGTAGTTAATGATAATAAAGGCTTTCTTAAAAAGGTAGGATTTAGTATAGAGGAAGCTTATAACCATGTTCCTAAAGATATTGTTAAGAATGTATCTGCCGGCAAGATATATCAAGAGGATTGGACATTAACTAAAGCTTTATGGGGAGATGACCAAAAGAAATTAAATGAAATAAATCAAATAGTAGCAGAAGGAATAGCCCAGAATAAAACTACTTATGAGATGGCAAAAGACTTAGAAACATATGTGAATCCAGAAGCTAAAAAACCATGGGATTGGAATAAAGTATATCCAAACTCAAGAAAGAAAGTAGATTATGTAGCACAAAGACTAGCAAGGACTTTAGTAAATCATGCTTATCAGCAAAGTGTAATAGAAACAAGTAAACCCAATCCTTTTGTAGAAGGAATAGAGTGGTTGAGTGCACATGCTCATAATAGGACTTGTGAATTATGTATACAAAGAGCTACAGAAGATAAGTATGGATTAGGTAAAGGTATATTTCCAAAAGACCAAGTGCCATTGGACCATCCGAATGGATTATGTACTCTAGCTAGTAAGATAGTTGATAGCCTTGAGAATATAGCAGATAGAATAGCGGATTGGGCAGAAGGAAAAGAGGACCCCGAGCTTGATAACTATGCAAATGCTTTATACAATACAGATAAATTTACGCAGCCTAAAAATCCGTTAGATAAGTTTGACAAAGAAACAGCTACATACTTAAAAGATAAATTTGATGGATATGAGGACAATGAAATAGCTTTAAATAACACTATTCAAAAAACAAAGAAAGCAATTGAGGATAATACTCCATCAAGTAAAAAGTTAGGCATACAATATGATATTAATAAGTTGGAATATGCAGAATATTTAAAAGCCAATATAGGAAAGGCTAAACAAAAACAAAAAGTTGTAATTCCTACTAAACCTGTAAAATCAAAACCAATTCCTAAAGATATAGCTAAAATGACTGATGATGATTTCAAAGCAATAGTAAATCAAATTGATACAGGACTTTCTAAGCAAAAAAGTTCAGCTTTTGAAAATGAGTTACTTTCAATGCATGATGATTGGGTTAGAAATTTAAGCATGAAAGAAAAAAGGGCAGTTTCAAGATATACAGGTAGTTCATATCATTCTATGAACGATATACTTAGAGGTAAAGACCTTAATAAATATGACAAAGATGAAATTGAATATAATACTAATTACATAAATGATTGTATAAAGGCTTTAGATAAGTCCGTTCTTAAAGAAACTGTATATGTAAGAAGAGGAGCAAGTATTACTTCATTAGCTGGTATGTTTAATGAAAGGGACATAGCTAAGCAAATGGGTTCAAGTAAATGGATGAATGAGAATGCAAATAGTTTAATTGGAAGAATATCTGAAGATAAAGGATTTTTAAGCACAACACCAATTACAGGCAAAGGATTCCATAGTGAAATTGATTTTAGGATAGAACTTCCAACTGGAACTAAAGCTGCATATATAAGCCCTATAAGTAATTTTCAAAGTGAGAAAGAAATGTTAGTCCAAAAAGGTACAAGATTTATAGTTACTGGAGTAGATAAGACAACAGTTTATCTGAAAGCATTAATTGATGGAAAATAATTGTTTACATTATTTCTTATTTGATGTATAATATATTAAGAAAGAAATATAATATATAAAAAGAGGTGAGAATGTAAATGGGAAAAGAAGAAGAAATAAGACTAAGATATGAAACAGAGGACGAGAATTTCTCTGAAGTAACAGCAAATGATTTGGATTGTAAGGATTGTGATTTTAAGTATAGTGAACCAAGATACATTGGTATATGTACAGAATATCCAACTGGAAAACCGGGGGATGTACTATACGGGAATAAATGTGAAAAGCATAGCTAAGAGGGAGTGAAAAACTCCCTATTATTTTTTATAAAAATATGTGTACAAGTTTAAAATTATATTGTATAATATTATCATAAGGTATGGAATGTACCAAATAATCTATCGGAGGATAAAAGATGAAAGATTTTACAGAAAGATTAGACTTCATAACAACTAAAATTCAAAAGGACGTACCGGAAGAAATAGCACAGGGTATGACTTTAGAAGAATGGAAACTCTACATAATAGTTCAAATCATAATTAACAGATTAGGTTGGGAACAAGAGGAAATGGATAGTATAGCAGAATATATTCACAATGTATATGTAAGAGATTAAAAAGAAGGACCTTCGGGTCCTTATAATTTTTTATAAAATTTTTATAAAATTTACAAAATAAATGTGTACAAATAGAATTATATATTGTATAATATAAACAGGTTAAGATATTAGCCAAATAAAATTCAGTCGGAGGACTAAAATGAAAAAATTTATTATAACATATGAGGTTAAAAGTGTAAGAGGAACTGAAGAAACTTGTACATGTGAAAAGGAAGGCAAGAATAAAACTGAGGTAAGAAAAGAATTTGAAAAATATAACAGTACAACTTACTTTCCAATAAAGAGTATTATTGAATATAAATAATTAAATAAACCAGTTTTTAGAGGATAGCTCAGTGAAGACATTTCACTGGGTTATTTTAATTTTATAAATAATTTAAAAGGAGTATTCCAATGGCAAAGTTAAGAAATGATGTATTAAGTATTAAATGTGACCATTGCTCAGAGGTCATGAAATTGCGTCAAATTAAACTTAAGAAAAAGGACATATTAATACTCAATGACAATAAAAAATTAACTCTAACCTATTTTGAGTGTATTAAATGTGGACAAGCTTATCATGTTATTATTGATGATGAGAAAACAATTGAGATGTTTAAAAGAATAAGATGGTTAACTAAGCAGCTTGAGTTTAAAGTAACAAATAGAGCTGAACAAATGGTTGATTACAGATGCGAGTTGCAAAGATTAATGACAGATTTTAAATTGAATCGTGATGCTTTAAATAAGCATTATAATAAGTCTTTTTACCAGAGTGGAGACTTAAAAGAACAATTGGATATCAGCCTACCAGAGGCACTAAAAAATCTGGATTAGAGTTTGGAGGAATGTAAAATGGAAAACTTAAGAAAAATGTTAGAGACAAGAAGAATGTTTGCACCTTTAAAATTACAATTGTTTGCCGAAGGCGGAGAAGGTGATGGAGAAGGTGGAGACGGAGACAAAGGTGATGGAGATAAAAATAAGGAAACAAAGACATACACTCAAGAGGAGTTAAATGCCATTGCCAAAAAAGAAAAGGAATCAGGTAAGAAAGCAATACTAAAAGAGTTAGGTATTGAAGATGTTAAGTCTGTAAAAGATAGTTTAGCTAAGTTGAAAGAGTGGCAAGATAGCCAAAAATCAGATACTGAAAAAGCTCAAGCTGCATTGGCTGAGAAAGAAAAAGCTGCTGATGAGGCTTCAAAGAAAGCTGCTTTATTAGAGGCTAAATTAGATGCCATTAAAGCTGGAGTTAATCCTAAGTTTGTAGATGATGCTATTGTATTAGCAATGACTAAAATAACTGATAATAAAGACTTAGCTGCTGTTTTAGAGGACATGAAGAAAACATATCCCAATTTTTTTAGTGAAACAGAAGAGGAAGACACTAAAGGAGCTAGTGGTACTGGCTCAAAGGTTACTGGCAAAAAAGGTAAAGCAGAAGTAGTTGGAATAGGTGAAAGATTAGCTAAGAAAAATCAAGGAACAGGAACAGCTAAGAGTTCATACTTTACAAAATAATTTGGAGGTATAAGAAATGATAAAAACAACTTATGGTGCACCAAAGCAGATATTGTTTAATGTGCAGAATCAAATGGCAATTAGTGTTATAGTTGCTAACACAGGAGTAGTAGCTGTTGATGGAAAGAAAATAATTAAAGCAGGTACTCCAATCGGTGGAGATACTAGTTTACTTACAAGTAGAGAAACTCCTGCTATTGTAACAAATTTAGCTGCTGACGGAGCAAAAGCTCAAGGTGTATTGCTTCATGATGTTGATGTAACAGCTGGAAATGCTAATGGTTCAATGTTAATTTGGGGTTTTGTTAACCTTGATAGAATTGATGTTGTTCCGGTTGCTGAAGCAGTTACAGCTTTAAAGAACAAAGTTACATTTTTAAATGATTAATTAGAAATTTGGATCGATTAGTACAAGCTATATTATAAAATAACGGGAGGAAATATATAATGAATATATTCGATTTAATGCAAGCCCCAGAACTTGCGGCTTACTGGAATGAAAGTACAAAAGACAAAGCTCCTTACTTAGGAGAAGAATTATTCCCAAAAGATAAAAAATTGGGATTAGATTTAAAATGGATTAAAGGAAGTAAAGGACTTCCTATAGTTTTAAAACCATCTGCATTTGATGTTGCAGCAGTTCCAAGACCACGTATTGGTTTTGATACATTAGCAACTGAAATGCCATTCTTCAAAGAATCTACATACATTGATGAAAAACTTCGTCAAGAGTTGAACATGGTTTTAGAAACAGGAAATCAAGCTTATATTGATTCTGTAATGAATAGAGTATTTAATGAGCCAATGGTTTTACTTGAAGGTGCTGCTGCTCAAAGAGAAAGAATGAGAATGATGGCTTTAACAACTGGTATGATTTCGATCACAGCTAATGGACAAGCTTATGACTATGACTATCAAATTCCTAATGAAAATAAAGTAACTGTACTTGCAAGTTGGGCAACTGCTACAACTAATATTTTAGCTGATATCTTAAAATGGCAAGAACAAATAGAAGAAACAACTGGTGTTAAACCTACAAGAGCTATTTGTTCAAGAAAAACTTGGGGATATTTGTTGAATAATGAAGTAATAAAGAAAAATATTTATGTATTAACTAATGGTGTTGGAACATTAAGTGATACTCGTTTGAGACAATATTTGGCAGATGAAGCAGATGGGTTACAAGTTGTTGTTTACAGCAAGAAATATACTGATGAATCCGGTGTAGCTACTAAGTATGTTCCAGATGATACATTTGTACTATTCCCTGAAGGGCCTTTAGGAACAACTTGGTTTGGTACAACTCCTGAAGAGAGTGATTTAATGTCAGCTAAAGTTGCCAATGTTTCTATTGTTGATACTGGTGTTGCTATTACTACAATAGCAAAAGAGGACCCAGTAAATGTTGAAACAAAAGTAACAATGATTTGTTTGCCTTCATTTGAAGCTGCAGACCAAATTATAATTGCTGATGTAATAATTCCGTAAGAGGTGAAATAATATGATTAAAATAATAAAAGGAGGCGCTGAAAGGTTGGTAACAACCGGCGCCTTTAACTCAATATTTAAGAGACAAGGCTGGGAAAAAGTTGAAGTTGAAACCTTAGAAGAGTTTATGGAAGGTGAAGATTTAGATGATTTTGATGAGGACCCAATAGATGAAGATGATTTAGTGGATGATGAAGATATCATTGATGAAGATGATATAGATGATGAAGCTAAAGAATCTGTAAAAGAAGAGAATAACGATCTTTTAGAAAAGCCAATATCTGAAATGAACTATAAAGAATTGGTTGAGTATGCTAAAATAAAAGGTATAAACATTGAAGGCTTAAAGACTAAGAAAGAAATAAAAGCAGCTATCAAAAAAGCACAAGCTTAATTAAAGTAGGAGGTGAAAGGTATGGAAAATTTAGCAGCTCTTAAAATTGAATTAAGAGAAAAACAAATCCCTTATTTTGATGATGAGGACTTACTTTACTATTTAGAGAAAAATAACAATGGTTTAGACAAAACAATTTATGAATGCTTAATATTAAAATCTGAAGTTACTACTTTAGATGTAAGTGGTTTAAATATACCGGACACCTCTTCTTATTTTAAGAGATTAGCTAGTAGGTTTAAGCCTAACAATTCAAGGATATTGGGTGATTAATATGAATGGTCTAGGGTTTTCAAAACACATTCTAAGAAACAATATTTTGCGTCATGGTAAAACCTACACATTTAAAAGAAACTTAAAAAATTCCTATGATGAGGAGCTCAGCAATGAATATGAGTTAATTACTTATCCAGTAAAAGCTATATATCATGAGGTAAATAAGTACATACAAGTTGGAGAGGGTGAATCAGCCAGAGTGCAAAGCAAGAAAATTACCATGATGGTTTGTTTGTATGAAGAAGCTAAAGATATTATTTTTAATGATAAAGTAGAACTCAATGGAAAGCTTTATAAAGTTAATGGTACAAATGATATCCTTGAAGAAAATGAGTTTATAGATATAAGTCTGGAAGTGATGTAAATGCCTGATGGATTTAAGATGGATTTTAAAAATTTAGAAAAAGGCTTAAATTTGTTAGATGACAAAATTGATGTAGCTTTTAGAATGTTTGCAGATACTTCGGCTAAAAAGTTGGAAACAAGTGCTAAAGAAAATAGGCCTTGGACTGATAGAACAAGTTCAGCAAGAAATAGATTAGAAGGCTCTGCTTATAAAGTTTCAAAAGGATATGAATTACGGTTAGCTCATGGAGTTAGTTATGGAATATGGTTGGAATTAGCTAATGAGAAAAATTATGCTATAATAGAACCAACAATTAGACTTAAATCTCCAGAGGTTCTTTCGGGACTTGAGAAATTAATGGATAGGTTAGGTAAATAATATGGCAAATACTAGACTAGAAGATATCTATTTAAAGTTAAAAGAAAAAGGATTTGACATTTACTATCCTAATACAAAAACAGGTGAGTGCTCAGCTCCTTATACTGTAGTTAAATATTCTGGAGGTAGTAAATATCCAAATTATTCATCAAGCTTAGATTACTATGATTTATTGTTATATGTTCCTAGAAATAAATATAGCGAGTTGATACCATACAAAAATCAAGTAAAGCAAGTAATGAAAGAATTATATCCTATGCTAGTAGATACGGGTTATGAATCTCCATCTTTCTTAGATGATAAAGTTCAAGCTCATATGATTAGTATTCAATACAGAAATAATAGAAAACTTTAGTTAGGAGGAATAAAAAATGGCATTAAAGAAAATTACAGAAATACCAACAATTGATGTTGTGCTAGTGACAATAAAATCTTTAGCAGAGGGAGCAGTTGATGAGTATGCTTTAGATACAGCTTCTAAAATTGGAGTTAGCCCTCAAATAGAGACAACTGAAGGTGTTAAGCTAATAATTAAAAATAAATTAAAAGCGCAGAAACCAGAAGAAAGTACATTAACAGGACATCAAATAATTTTGACAGATAACACATTTGCTCCTGAAGTAGTTAAAGTAGTACAAGGTGGAGTTATTTCATATGATGCAGTTGAAGTTACAAAAGTGATAGGATATACTCCTCCAGTTGTAGGTTCTTCTGAAAAAGGTGAACCATTTGAACTATCTGCTTATTCTGCTCAGTATAATGCTGCTGGAGAAATAGTAAGATATGAGAAAATAACATATCCTAATTGTAAAGGAAAGCCTATAGCTTTTAGTTCAGAAGATGGAGTGTTTAGAGTACCAGAGTATACAATCTTATCAACTCCAGATACAGGTGTAGCCCCCTATACTATTACGTATATAGATACATTACCGGTAGTTGCTTAAATTTGAGAGGTGAATTGAAATGGCAAATATACAAAAGAAAATAACTCCTATAATGGAGTTAGTAAGATACAAAGATGGAGTTATAGTAGAATTTCCGCCTTTTGCTGAAGGGCAACCTTTCATAGCAAGAATAAGAAGGCCTAGTTTGTTAGCTTTAGTAAAAAGTGGTAAGATACCGAATCAACTTGTTGCAGCTGCAAATAGTTTATTTAATGGGTCTGCACTTCCTGTAGATAAAGAAGGAAAAAGTAATATGGAGCAGTTTTATGGAATATTAGATAATGTTGCAGAAGCTGCATTTTTAGAACCAACTTATAAAGAAATAAAGGATGCTGGTATTGAGTTGGCAGATGACCAATATATATTTCTGTTTAACTATACCCAAACTGGTGTGGAAAACCTAAAATCCTTTCGTAAAAAGTAGTGAAATTTTAAATATAATACACATGTCTAAGACGTATAACAAACTTCCGAGTGAGATACTAAACATCGAAGATGAATATACGTCTTATTGTTTTGATGAAGCATGTTTATTTATTAGGATGAATTTAGAGCAAGGTAAGGAAATTAAGTTTAAAAAGGAATATAAAAGTTTTTCAGATATTTATAAAAACTTAGACTTTTAAGGAGGTGATTTAATGGTTGATATTGGCTCAGCAGTTGGGTATTTGTTACTTGATTCTACAGGATTTAAGCAAGGATTTAAAACTGCTTTTAATGATTTACAAGTTTTTAAGAATGAATCTGCTACTCTTAATGATAAACTTCTAGGAGTAAGCTCAACCCTTAAAAATGTAGGTGGAACTTTAACAAGCAGAGTAACAGCCCCTTTGGTTGGAGCTGGCATAGGAGCTGTTAAATTCGCTTCAGATTTTGATTATGGAATGAAGCAAGTATCTACTATAGCAGACACTACTGCTGTATCTATGGAAGATTTAAAAAAAGGTACACTTGAATTATCAGATGATATGAATGTATCTGCAACTGAGATGGCAGGAGCTATGTATGATTTACTTTCTTCTGGTACAGCTACGGCAGATGTATTAAGTTATTTAGAGCAATCTGCAATGTTAGCAAAAGGTGGATTTACTGATATTGGTACTGCTGTTGATGGAGCTACTTCTGTTTTAAATGCATACGGTTTACAAGGTGAAGAAGCATTCAAAAGAGTTTCAGATATTATGGTAAAAACACAAGATGTTGGTAAAACAACTGTTGGAGAATTAGCAAGTCAATTATCTGCTGTAATTCCAACTGCAGCTGCAATGGGAGTAGAATTTGAAGGAGTTGGTGCTGCTTTAGCTACAATGACTGCTCAAGGTACTCCTACAGCCCAAGCAACAACACAGCTAAATGCTTTATTTGCAGAATTAGGTAAAAAAGGAACAGAAGCTCAAAAATCTTTAGAATTTGTTACTGAAGGAACAGAATTAGCTGGTATGAGTTTCCAAGATATGATTGCTTCTGGTATACCATTGAATGAAATTTTAGAACTTATGAGAACTAAAGCTGAGGAAAATGGAGTTAGCTTGCTTGACTTATTTGGAAGTATGGAAGCTGGAAAAGCTGCTTTACAGATGACAGGTGAGGGTGGTAAAATATTTGCTGATGCTTTAGTAGCAATGGGTGACTCAGCAGGAACAACAGAGAAGAATTTTAAAACAATGAGTGATGCAGCAAATGAAGGCTTTTCAGGAATGTTAATAAGTATTCAAAATGTTGGTATTGAGATTGGTGAAAAGTTATTACCATTTATATTAGATGTTGTTGGTGGAATTAAAGATTTAGTAAATAAATTTTCTGATTTAGATGAAGGGACAAAAAATACTATACTTACAATTGCTGGTATTATTGCTGTTGGAGGTCCAATATTACTCTTGCTATCAGGATTAATAACTTCAGTAACTACTATTGGAGCAGCATTAGGTACTTTAGGAACATTTTTATTTGGAACAGCTGAAGCCACTGGAGCATTAAGTGCAGCTTTTGCTTTTTTAGCAGCCAATCCAGTAATTCTTATAGTTGCGGCAATAGCCGGTTTAGTTGCTTTAATAGTACACTTGTGGAAAACAAATGAGGATTTTAGAAATGCTTTGACAAAAATATGGGAAAATATAGTTGTAGCTTTTGAAGCAGCTGGTGCTAAGATAAAAACAAATTTTGATATTCTTGTTAACTTTTTTACTACACTTCCAGAAACTTTAAAAACAATAGGAACAAACTTAGTTGAAGGCTTTGTGAATGGAATAACTGAAAAAGCTGAATGGGTAAAAGATAAAGTTTTAGGATTTGTACAAGGAATAAAAGATATATTTACTGGTAAGCAGGGATTTGATACACATTCTCCTTCATTATGGGGAGAAAGCCAAGGTGAATATATTGATGAAGGTATTGCAGGTGGCATTATCAAGAAAGCAGATAGACCAAAATGGGCAATGGAACAAGTAACAAAACCAGTAAAAGCTGAAATTAAAAGTTTAGCTGAAGCTGTAGATGAAACTTTAGCTAAATTTAATGGTAGTATAGAATTAACTGTTGGTGTAATAGAAAAAGAATTTCAATTATGGCAAGTGATGAATACTAAGTTAGCAGGAAGTTCAGAAGAGTTATCAAAAAAATTAAATGTGCAGAAAGAACAGCAAGAGCAATTAACTCAGCAAATACAACTTGCAGAAAAAGCATTGCAAGATATTGTGTCAGCTTATGGAGCCTCTTCTGATGAAGCTTTAAAACTTAAAAATAGTTTATTAGACTTACAAATTGAACATGCAAACTTAACTAACAGTATTAATGAAACTTCTAAAGCTTATACAGGTATGGCAGATGCTGCTACAGCTGCAAGAATAAAAGCATTTGATGAAAAAAGAGATTCAGGTGGAGGCTCTGGTATTGGCTTTGGTGATAGGTCTGAGTATAATAAGAAAAGAGAAAATTATTATGATTCATATAAAGATGAAATTGATGCTATTAGTAAAGAGAATGATGTTGATTTAGGTGTTGCTCAAGAATTACATAGAAATGGAACAAGGATTGAGAACAATTTCAATATTACTACAAATGAACCTTTAGATGCTCAAGAGATTATAAGACAGACTAAAAAAGCTATAAAAGATTTGTTAAATAAATAAGGAGGTACAAGCTATGCAAATTACTTTAGTTAATAGTAGAATAAATTCAGAACTTGTACTTTCTGAGGAAAGTATGAGTTTTGTATTGGAAAGTGTAGATTGGGGAGCTGTTGAAGCAAGACATAGTACAGCTCCTTTAGTTGATACAATTGGCGAGGAAATAACAGAAACATTTTTAGAGCCAAGATATGTATCAATTGTTGGATGGATTCTAGGACAAAATCAGCAGCAAATAACAGAAAGAAAGAATGTATTAAATAAATTAATAAATCCTCAAAATCAAATGAAACTTATTTATGGTGATTATGTACTTAATATGAAAGCAGAAAGAACAATTAAGTATGGTACAAGATATCAGGAAAATAATGATAAAATGTGCAAATTTATTTTAAATTTTAAAGCTCCTCAGCCTTTATTTATGCTTAAAGGAGAAACAGTTAGCACAATCACAGCAATAATTAAAAAGTTTAGCTTCCCAATAAATTTTATATCAAATAATATAATTTTTGGCTTATACCCAAACCAATCAATTAATAATATGGAAAATATAGGAGATGTTCAAACTGGATTTATAATAACTATTACAGCTACTGGAGATGTTACCAATCCATACTTGTTAAATGAAGATACGGGTAAAATAATAAAATTAAATATGCCATTAATTTCAGGTGATATTGTAAAAATATCAACTTTAAGTGGAAATAAATATATAGAACTTACAAGAGCAGGTGTTACTTCAAACATAATTGGTAAACTTACAAGGGAATCAAAAATGTTTAGTTTAGATGCTGGTGTTAATCATTTAGATTTGAATGCTGATGAGAATGGAGGAAACATGGAGGTTGGAATTGAATATGCTCCTCGTTTCTTGGAGGTGCAAGACTAATGGATGTTAAAATTTTAAATAGTGACTTAGAATTAATAAAAGTGTTAGATGCTTTTGATAGTTTAGTATGGAATACAAGATACAATTCAATTGGAGACTTCCAATTAGTATGTACTAATAAATATTTCAAACTTTTACAAGAAGGAAATATAATACAAAATACTGAAGATGATGAATTTTTAGGTAAAATAGAAAAAATAAAAGTAAGTACAGATGAAAGAGCTAAAAAGAAAACTTTAACTGTTAGTGGTAGAATGATTGAAAAAATGTTAGACCAAAGAGTTATAATGAAAGGTGTGTATTCTCAAAGTATTGAACCAGCTGAATTTGTTAGTTTACTTCTTGATAGAAATGCTATAAATCCAGAAGAGCCTGAAAGAAAAATTATTGGTTTAAGTATGGGAACAAAACCAGCTTCAGATTATGGCCCAATAGCTTATGAGAATGTTTATAGTAATTTATTAGATACAACTGAAAGAGTTTTACAGTCCTCAGAGTTAGGCTTTAAAATGGCTACAAATTTAGAAATTAAGAGTTATATATTTAATATATACAAGGGAAAAAATTTAACTCAGGGGCAATCTGATAACCCTCCGGTTATATTAAGTAAAGACTTTGATAATATACTTACAAGTGAATATGAGAAAGATATAAAGAACTACAAGAATGTAATTTATATAAAAGGTGAAGGAGAGTTTAAGACAAGTATCTCAACTGGTAATTATTCAAGTTTAGAACGTAGAGAGATGTTTGTTGATTTGACTTCAACTAGCAGAACATTAGAAGATGGAACAGTTTTAAGTGATGTAGATTATTCAGAATTATTACAGCAATCAGCTATTGATTACTTGAAAAAAGCAATAAAAGAAGAGTTGCTTTATAATAGTTTGAATCTTAATAGCAATTATAAATACAAAGAAGATTTTGATTTAGGTGATGTAATTACTTGCGCTGACTCAGACTTAGATTTTAGTATAGATTTAAGAATTGTTGAAGTTAATCAAGTATGGGATAAGAAAAGTGGCTATAGTATCTATTTAAACTTAGGTGAAACAAAAGCAAGTTTAAAAAACTATGTTGAGAATATTATATCCGGTAAAATTCAATCTGACAGCAAGAAGGAAATTGAAGCTATAAAAGATGGGACAATACCTGCAGGTAGTGCAGATAAACTAACAACAGCAAGAATGATTAATGGTATTGAGTTTGATGGCCAATCAGATATAAATATTGGTTCTACCACAACTGCAATTTCAGGAATGGATACAAGAAGTATTAATTCTCCACCTAGTGAATATATGAGCAGTGGTACACTTTACAAGGGTAGAGCCGCCATAATACCAGAATTTAAGAGTAATATAACTTTAGGTAATGGCTTAACAGGTACTTACTGTATTCTAGTAACATTTGTTCCTTGGACAGATTCAAGTGGTGGATATCCATTTCAAATATGTATGGGTGCAAGTGGTATTAAATGGAGAGTTGGTACTTCAACAACTGCTTGGAGTGTATGGACAGTTATGTAGTAAATTAAAGGAGGTTGATATAAATGATTAATATAAAATCAATGCCATTTGATAGTAAGTTAGTTGGAGCGGATTATGATAGAGCTATTAATTCAAAAGAATTTGCTCGGTATTTACAAAGTTTTGTTACAAATGGTGTTATAGTATCAGGACAAAATATTATAGACACAGAATTAAAAGTAACAAATGGTGGTGGATTGGTTGTAAATGTTGCAACTGGAGCTATTCATATTAATGGTAGAGTAGGTTGGAGAGATAGCGATTTAGATACTTTAGCTCTAGATGCCGGTGGTACTTTAGATAGAATTGATAGAATTGTAATGGAGCTTAATGCAACTGAAGAAGTTCGTTCAATTATACTAAAAGTTGTTAAAGGTATTGAAAATGCTAACCCAGTTCCAGAAAACTTAATTAGAACAGAAGATATTTATCAATTAAGTTTAGCTCAATGTAGAGTAAATGCAGGTGCTGCAATTATAGCTAGTATAACTGATGAGAGGCCAAATAAAGATGTTTGTGGACTTGCTAATATGTTTATAGGAACAACTGGATATGAAGCTGATTATGTAATGTTAGATTCAGAGAATATTACTAATTATGAATTAGAATTAGAAGTCCCAGAGAATAAGAATGTGCAAATGGCTTTGAAGAAGATTGTAAGTTTCTTTGATAATATATGGGAAACTGTAGATGGTATAGTAAATGGAACCATTGCTGTTGGCAAAGCTGCTATATTGGGAACATCCAGAACTATTAATGGAGTATCATTTAATGGCTCAGCCAATATTACAATTACTGCAGCAGCAAATGGAGGAACTTCAGCAGCTTGCTCTGGGAATGCATTAACAGCTACCACTCTACAAACAGCAAGAACAATTAATGGAGTAAGCTTTAATGGTAGTGCAAATATCACAATTACTGATAGTACAAAAGCCGCTATTAATCATGCAAGTACAGGAACAGGACATGGAGTAGGAACAACAGCTAATTATGGGCATGTTAAATTAGCTAATAATCTTACAACAGCGGCTTACACTGATGGAGTGGCTCTAGCGGCTAATCAAGGTAAAGTTTTAGATGATAAGATAGCACTTTTAAATTTTGCTTTTGTTAGGACATTAAGTATAGATTTATCACTTGGTTCGGCGGCTGTAGCTATACCTGCATCAGATTTTGTTGATTATGATGAATTTAAAATAGTTGTTAGGGGTACATTTTCTGCCACTTCTTCTAACTCCAATACTGATAGTTTTTTTATAATGCTCCGACCTAATAGTACTATTACTACCACAACAGATGGGAATACATTTTATCAATCGCCACCAATTTCAAGTAGTAGCCCAATGCCATCAACCCCTGTGTCTGTGGCTAAAATATTTCGAAGAAACCCTAGCACTGATAAAATTGTTGATATATTTGGAGAAGTAGTATATGGAGTTGCCGTTGCCACACCACATTTTACATTTTACAAAGAGCCATATATAGCCGCAGTTACTGGGATAGCCTATTTAGATATATATCGTAAGAAAGGATAGGAAGAGGTGAATGAAATGATAGGTAAATATACTTTATTATTAAATAGAGATGGTATCGCAATAGGGAAAAGTCTTTGTTACATAGATTTATCAGATGATGAAATAGAAATAACAGAAGAGCAATATGAACAAATTAATGAATTGCCTCTAGAATTAACATTTAATCAAGTAGGTGAATTAATATCATGGACTAAAATCATTCTTCCCGTTGAAGAAGTGCCTGAACCAGTGCATGTTCCAACATTTGAAGAACGTTTAACTACAACTGAGAGACTTTTAATTGTAACTGAGGAACAATTAGCAATAACTCAATCGACTTTAGATATTTTATTGTCTGAGGTTATACCGAGTTTGATGTAATAGTAAATTTTAAATGAAAGGAGGTATAATATGGGAACATTTATTGCACAAAGAATTATATTAGAAAGAGAAAAATCATTAGAAGCAGGCCAAGAAAAGTATAGAGCTTATTTTGTTCAAACAAGTTTATATTTAAAATGGAAACCTGAAGTTGATGCAACACTTAACCAAGTTGGTTATGGTGATTGTATAGTAACTGTTTAATGAAATTGGGGCCATTCACTTGGCTCCTTTTAAAATTCAAATGGGAGGTAAATAAATGGCAACAACTATTCAAGATATATTAAAAAGACAATTAGATTTTACCAATGTATCTGTATATCATAAACAAGGATATAAAGGAAAAGGATATGTGATATTAAATGCTGAAAATAATGATGACCACATGTTAATGACAAATAATGTTATTAAAGATTATGCCCCAGAAGTTGAATTTTTAAATGGTGTAATTTCTGGTAGAGTAAGTGATGATAAGGTATTGTATTACTACATTACCATTAACGGTGAAAAATTATCATTAGAAGAAGCTATAAAAAAATATAATATAAAAGTTATAACAAAATCATATTCAGGCACTATAGCAAAACCTATAATTGATTACTTTAAAAGATTGCAAAAAGAGTATGGTGTTATATTTTTATGTTCAGCTGGTAATGATGGTAGTGATGGAGTTACCGGAATATGGGCTAAGGATGATACTGCAATAGCTGTGGGTGCCGGTTATGTATATGATGATGGCTCAGTAAAGAGAATGCATTATAGTGCAATTGGTGATGAAGTTGATTTTGTAACTTTTATGGGCAGAGGCTCAGGCACATCATCGTCAAGTCCTTCTTTAGCAAGCCAAATAGTATTATTATTGCAAAAATATGGAGACTTTAATCAAATTGAATGTGTTGAGATATTAAAATCAATATCTAAAGACTATGGACAAGCTGGTGAAGATGATAGCTTTGGACATGGTATTCCAATATTACCATTAACAGATAGGCTTGAGGTTTTAGACAAAATGAGAGAAGGGAAAGGAGAGGAAAACATGCCGGAAAATCCCAATATAAATTTTGTAGATGTAAAGGAAACTGATTGGTTCAACAATCCTATAATGAAATGTATACAAGCCGGATTACTAACTGGTGATGGAGATGATACTTTCAATCCAGAAAGAAATGTAACAAGAGCTGAATTGGCTGCTTTTGGAGCAAATATATTAAAATTAATTGCTAAATAGAGGGGAAGGTGATTAAGCATATCTAATATGCATTAAAGGAGGAATGTTATGGAGGCAGAAATTTGTAAGTTAAAACATGAGAATATAGATAAACAGCTAAAACAACATGACAAAAAGCTCAAAGAGCATGATGACTTATTTGATAAACAAGCAGAAAACATAAGCTCATTAAAAAATAGTCAAAGTGTTTCTGATGTTAAAATTGAAAATTTATGTGACCAAATAAAATCTTTAGTGACAGCTATTAAATGGTTAGTTGGAATGGTTGCTGTTGAACTAGTTGGATTTTTCTTTTGGTACATAAAAAATATACCAATGAAAGGATGATACAAATGGAAATGGAAATAATAAACTTTGTAAAACCAGAACTGCTTATTTTAATACCAGTTTTGTATATTCTTGGAATAGTGCTTAAAGGTACAACTCTTATTAAAGACAAATACATTCCGCTTGTTTTAATCTTAATAGGAATACTTTTGGCAACATTGTGGGTGTTAGCAACTACACAATTATCAAGTAAGCAAATTGTTTTTATGGCAATATTTGTTGCAATAACTCAAGGTACATTAGTTTCTTGCGGAGCAGTAGGAATTAATCAAGCTTTCGTAGTTCAGCCAAATAAAAGGGAGTAGATATTATGGTAAGAATAGAACATTTACCTTTAGACGATATTTACACAACTAGTTATTTTGGCCCAAGGATATATAAAAACATGAAATGGCATAATGGGATAGATTTAAGAGCAATTATAGGAAAACCAGTATATGTAATAGCAGATGGATATGTTAGAGTTGCTAAAATAAATGCAGGTAAAATAAATACTGGGTATGGAAAATATGTTGTTCTAGAGCATAAAGGATTTAATTCTTTGTATGCTCATTTGAATGAGTATATTGTCAAAGAAGGACAGCTTGTAAAAGCAGGAACAATAATAGGTTACACAGGTAATACAGGAGATTCTGAAGCACCTCATTTACATTTTGAGATAAGGCTTGGTGAATACAATATATTCTGGACTAAATGTCCGTCAGATGAAAATATTTATATGTATTGTGTAAACCCATTACCTTATATAAATGCTTTACTTATACGCCAATCTGTGACCCCTGAAAATGCAATGGAAATTATAGCTAGGCAGGCGCATTTAGAAGAAGTATCAGTTAATTTTTTAAATAGCTACATATGGCGTGATAATTTAAAAGTTGATTTGGCTAAAGCAATGTTGCCTTAGCTATGAATGCCACTTAATGGTGGTAGGGGCGATAAGCCCCTTTTTTATTTTATACAAATTTTATAAATTTTTATATTATTTTAGTAATATTATTAAAATTTTAAAATATATTATAATAAGTTATAAAAATTTATAAAAGGAGATATAAAATGGGAGAGCAGAAAGCAGATATAGTAGTAGTAAGCTTTAAGAAAAATTATGAGGAGCAGGAACTTTTAGCTTGGATAACTTCTCATAGTGGTAAAAGTACTTTTGTCAAAGATATTTTGAAAAATGCGATGATTGTTGAGAAGATAAGGCTTTCAGAGAAAGTTGAGACATCTATAATATGGGGAGGTAGCTATGAAGCATAATATGGCCAAGTTTTCGAAATGTAATCACATTTCAAAATATTCAGCGAACTTTCAAAATATACCTGTTTTTGTAAAAATATTTTTATTAATGCTTGTACTTTTAAATTTACCTGAAGCTTATGCAATTTCAGAGAAAACGGGAATGGGCTTGTATTACAAATTAGCTGATGGAATAGTAAAAATTGCTTTAGTTTTTAAAGGAGGATTTGAAGTTCTTCAGGCTTGCTTAAATGGAGACTTTCAAACAGCTAAAAAGAATTTAATTGGATATTTGCTAGCATTTGCTAGTATTTACTTGTTACCATCAGCTTTTGATGAAATACAAAATATATTTGGTAGGTGATAATAATGGGAGGATTAGTTGATGCTTGGAATTTTTTAGTAGAGGTATATAATTTTTTAAAAAATTCAGGATATATAATTTGTTTATATGCTTGTATGATTAGTATAGTTTTAGCAGTTATTGGATTTGATACAAAGAAGTATATTTGGCTATCAATAATTATATATGGGTTTTTACTAAGTATTTAAAGGGGGATGGGAAATGAATTTTGAGCTTATTAAGCCAGAATACATATATTTAAAAATAGTGCCAGCAACTTCGATAAGAAATAATGATACATACAAAATTGCTCAAGCTATTCAAAGTATGTATAAGCCAATTTTAAATAGACTAATACTTTCAAATTATAAAGAGATATTCAGTTTTGAACTTCCACAGGATGTCAAATTTGAATTACCAGCAAAAACAGGATTTTTTATTTATATCACAAAAAGAGCTGTAGAATTTTATTTTGTGCTAGATAAAAAGCAAAAGAGTGTACTAATTGAATCTATAATGAGGGTATGGGATAGTGCCACAATATTGGAAGTTAATAAAATTCCAGAATTTACAGACAAAGCAATTTATAAGCAATTAACTTATAGTAAAGAAGATGCCCTTAGCTTAGAAATTGACCGAAGAGATAATGAATTAATAAGTAACAATCTAAACATAATTGATATTTTATCAGAAGATGACAAAATTGGAATATTTTACAATTTCATGCCTGTTAATCAATATACATGGCGTGCTACTTATAAAAATACAATTACAAAGTATGAGCAGGGAGTTCCTATTGATAAGAATAAAGTAAATTTTATGTACATATTCAAAGCTGCTTTTAATGAACTTTATAACCTCGTGAATTTATATAATGTTAAGAATGGTATAAATATATTAAATAACAAAGAACTTTCAAATTTGACACGTTTGAAGGCCTCTGAATCTATTTTAAATACTCAAATAGCTTTAATGAGTGAGAGTGTAAGACGATTAGATGCTTTAAATAATATTAAATCAGTAAGTAACAGTTTTAAGTCAATTGATAATGATAATTATTTAAAAGATAAAGCTTTTAAGAAATTTGATTTTAATAAGTTTAATATTGGAACTGACATAAACAAAATGAGTGTAAAGGAGTGTGGAAATTTTATAGCATTGGCTGGAAGAGAATTATTGGAAAGATATAAAATTGAGCATACTAACACTTTAGAGATAACAATACCTGATGAGCTACAAACTGGATATATTAATACAGGCTCAGCTACATTTAAAGGCCAAAAAATACAAACAACAATGAGTGCAGATAAAAACTTAGCTAATTTAGGTTTATGTGTTTTAGGTCCACAAAGAGCTGGTAAGTCTACATTTTTTGCAAATTATGGTAATAATGTAGTCAAAGTTGGTGAGTGCTTGATAGTTGTTGACTTTGTAAAGAATTGTGAGCTTTCAAGTGATATAGAAAAAGTAACTCCAAAAGATAAACTAGTTATAATTGATTTGAGTGTTCCAGAACAAAGACAGGCATTTGCTTTTAATGAGGTTAACAATTTCAAAGTTAAAGATATTTATGAGCAATTAGAAATAGCAAATATGCAAACACAATTAATGTTATCATTTTTAAATGCAATTAATCCAGAAATACCATTGACAAGTAGAATGAGAAGAAGCTTAGCTTCAGTTGGAAATATTGTATTTATTAATAAGAATGTTAGTATGAGAGATGTTGTTGATTGTTTAACAAATCACAGGAAAAGAGCTGAGTTTGTGAAAGCAATACCAAATGAATTAAAGGAATATTTGCAAGATGATATTTATAATTTGCAGGACATAGATGAATATGACAAAAATGGAGATGTTGTAGATTCAAAATCATCAAAAGTAGAATTTGTAATGGATAGAATTAATTTGTTAATGGAAGATATTAAGCTAAAAATAATGTTTAATAAGGGAATGGAGGATAACATTGATTTTGCGAAAGAGATGGATGCTGGGAAAGTTATATTAATTAAGATACCAGAAAATAAATATCCAACAACTACTCATAAAAATATATTAGTAACTTTCTTTGTAAGTAAAATATGGTTAGCTTGCCAATTAAGAGGAGGGCTTAAAGAACGCCCACTTAGATGTCATGTAATATTTGATGAGATATTCCAAGCCCCTACAGCAGAATATTTATTGAATAGTATATTAGTTCAAGCTGGTAAGTTCCAATTAAAACCAGTATTCAGTGCCCATTATTTAAGTCAAATTGATACAGTTAGAGAGGCATTAAAAGCTTCAGGAGCTTCTTATATGTTGCTGCAAGGTACAGATAAAAAGAATTATGAAGAATTAAAAGAAGACTTAAAACCATTTGAATTGCAGGATTTGCTTAATTTAAAAAGATATCATAGTTTGAACTTAATTAAGTCTAGTGCAGGATATGAGAAGTTCATAACAGAGCTACCAAAACCATTGTAAAAATTTTTTAAAAAAGTTGTTTACAAACAAAAAGTTATGATGTATAATAAATCAAGATTAAAAAATAAATCGTTCGGAGGAATGGAAAATGGTAAAAATAAGTAAAGAAGAAAAGGCATTAATTAAAGCAGTAGTAGTTCTTAGAAGTAAAAAATATGAACTTGATATAAAAGATGCTGGAAGTTTAGAACATGAATGTACAGGAATTATTGGAAACAGAGAAATGAGTTATAGATATTTAGTCGAAGATTTTATAATAAATGAAATTGAAAAAATAAATAAAAATTTATAATGCTTAGTTAAGTTCATAGGTAAAGGGTCTCAATGGGGTCCTTTACTTCATTTATAAAAATAAATTTATGTTGGAGGACAAAGAAATGGGAGTAGAATTAAAAGTTATACAAAGTGTGGTTTACACAGCAAGGCATAAAGTTAAGGATTTTAAAAGTTATGACAGAGTAATATGGGAAGAAAATTTAAGACGAAATTTTAAAGTTACGGAGTTAAGAGAGGCAGCTAAGTCTTATGGAATTTCAGGCTGTTGGGACATGAGAAAAGAAGATTTAATTAAAGCTATTCTTGATTTAGAAATTGCAACTGAGGAGGAAAAGGACAAAATGGAAATGCAAAAGAGAACAACAGAAGATTATGGTAAAAATGTAGAAGTTGGAACAATAGTGGCTTTCAAACATGAGGACAGATTAATATCCGGTAAAATAATAAAAATTGTTGCTGATGCTGGAGAAGAAAATAACTTCATTATTCAAACAATTAGAGGCACAAGCTTAGTTATAGGTAGAAAAGATGTTAAGTGGTATAAGACTGGAAGACGTTGGCCAAAGTTCATATTTGAACAATTAAGAGGTATTACGAATGGCCAAGAAGAAAAGTAACATTACTCACTTAATTAATACTATTGGTGAGCAAAAAGAAGAAATTGAAAGATTAACTAAAATGGTTGAAATAAACACTCAAACTTTGCTAAATGAACTTAAGAAAAAAGAAAATACGCAAGGCACAGAAGATAACAATTTCTACGGAGATAAATATAAAGTTAAGTTAATAAGTAAGACAACTATTGATTATGATGCTTATATGTTAGATGAAAAGTTGGACAAAGACTTAACTTCTCAATTTATTAAAAAAGAATATGTTATTACGGATTTTATAAGTTTCCAAAATGTGCTTAAGAAGTATGGTATTAAACTTAAGGACATTAGGAAACTTATTTTTGTTAATAAGAAAGTGGACAAGCCTAAGCTGGAAATTTTAGCTAAGCAAGACTTAATTGGAACAAAAGACTTAAAAGGAAGTTATACAATGACACAGTCAGAATATTTAAGGTTTGATAAACTAAAGGAGTAAATTATATGTGGAAAACAAAAGTTTGCAACTTGAAAAAGTTTTAAATTACTATAATATACCAGTCACAAGTAGTAAATTTAAAATGCTTTGTCCATTTCATGAGGATAAAAATGAAAGCTTACTAATTGATTTAGAGCAAGGACGTTGGTGGTGTTTTGGTTGCCAAAGTGGTACAGAAGCAAAAGACTTTATAAAAAAGACAGAAAATATAGACGATTTTGAAGCATATAAACTATTGTATAAAATACTAAAAGATTCTAGTATTAAAGGCAAATTTGAATATGTTCAAGTAAGTCCTAAAGAAATGAAGAAAAAGCAAAAACAATATTTGATTGAAGCAAAAGATTACTATTTTAATTTAAAGACAATTGACTGGGAAAAAGATTATGATTACATACAAAAAGAAAAGCAATATTTGCAAGACAGAGGTTTTAGCTTAGATTCATTAAATAAAGCAAAATGCAAAGTAACTTTTAACACTTCGTATCCTGTTATTTTTCCAATGAATGATATGGGTAAATTTAAAGGGTATGTATGTAGAACTATGGACTTAAAAATACAAGAGAAAAGGAAATACTTGTATAATAAAGGTTTTAGTCGCAGAAATACTATTGTTGGAAAGTATGATTGTTCCACTGTAATGATTGTAGAAGGATATATGGATTATTTAAAAGCAAAACAACTTGGAGTTAAATATGTTGGTGCTTTACTTGGTTGGAAAATAACTTCAGAGCAAGTGCAAAAATTAAAAGACCAAGGGGTTACAACAATTATATCAGCTTTGGATAATGATAAATGTGGAAAAAAAGGAACAATAGTTTTAAAGCAGTATTTTAATGTTATTCGATTTCAATACCCCAAAAATATAAAAGACATTGGGGAAATGAATATAAAACAATTTGAAAAAGCAAAACAAAAAACGGTTAATCTTAGGAGGAAGATGAAATGAGTTTACTAAACAATATGAAAAATCAAATCAATAAAGCAGGTGGTAGTAAAAAGAAAATATTCTATGTTAAAGAAGGAGGAAAAGGAAGGGTTAGATTTTTGCTTGACTTTGAAGAAGGTTTGGAATTAACTTTTCATGATAGCTTTAATGATGGAATAAATGCTATTTGCTTAGAAGAATTAGGAAAAGATTGTCCTTTATGTGAGGAAGAAGGGCTAAGAACAAGAAAATTATACTGCTGGCCAGTTTGGGATTATGATGCAAAGGAAGTTAAATTATTTATATTTGCTGTAAATAATTGTACTCCAGTTCCAGCTCTTATTGGACTATATGAAGCATATGGAACTATACTTGACAGAGACTATGTAATAGGTAAGCAAGGAAAGCAGCAAAACACATCTTACACTGTTATTGCTATGGATAAAGCAAAATTCAGAAATAAGGATGCAAAAATTCCTACGAAGAAAGCAATACTTAAATTATTAGAGAAGGCATTCCCATTAGAGGAAGATGTTGACTTTGATGAAGAAGATGATGATGAGCCAAAAAAGAAAAAAGGTAAAAAGGCTGACAAATCTTCTAAAAAGGCAGGTAATAAAAAGGGCAAAAAGAAAGACGAAGATGAAGATGATGAAGACGAAATAGATGAAGATGACATTGATGATGAGGACGAAGATGAAGAAGAGTATGAAGAAATGAGTGCTAAAGAATTGTACAAGCTTTGTCAGAAGAGAAAAATAAAATGTAAATCTGGTAAAAAAGCTAATTATTATATAGACCTTTTGGAAGAGGCTGACCTTGAAGATGAAATAGACGAAGATGAAGAGGATGAAGATAATGAGTGGTAAAATTTCATCTGAAGACTGTTTTAAAGATGAATTAAGAAATATATTTGAAAGCCAAGTTCTATTTCAAGAGAGTTTAATCTGTGATAAAAAATTACCTGCTGATGTTCCAAATGAATATCAAAAATCAGTTACTTTACTAATTGAGGAGTTAGGAGAATTATTAAAGACAGATAAACGTTGGAAAAGTTTAAGGAAAAATATTTATGACAGAGATGAAAAATTGAATGAGTATGCTGATGTTTTTATAACTGTTTTAAATATTGCTATATATTCTGGCTTTACAAAAGATGAAATAGTACAGGCTGTTCTTGATAAAATTCAAATAAATTTTGGAAGGCTGGCATTAGAATATGATAATAATAGTAGAGGGAATAGATAGGGTGGGTAAAACCACCCTCTGCAATAAACTTAGCAAAGAGCTTGGGATTAAAATATTCAAGGACAATCCGGTACATTATTCAAGTGGACTAAAAGAAGTATACACTGAAAAAGTAAAAACATTAGTAAATATGCAGGAATGTTTTAATAATGATTTTATTTCAGATAGACTTCATTTAACTGAATATGTATACGGCTTTTGTGAAAGAGAATATTGTAATATGGAAATGTTTAATGTTGATGAGCAGTTAAGTAAGATGGATTGTATACTTATTTTAGTAACTCCAGTTTATATTGAAAGGTCAAGTAAGGAACATGGAAAAGATTTAAAGTTGCATTCAATATTAATGGACACATTTTACAGACGTTCAAAAATTAAAAATAAGTTTAGAATAATGTACGAAGATTTTGATTCAATAACAGAAGAAGTGAGAAAAATAGTATACGGAGGTATGTAATGGAAATATATAAAATAGGAAAAAGTTTATATGAAGGAACTGTGGACAAGAACTCAGGTATGTATGAGTACAATTTAATAAAGACTGAGCTTGAAGGTCATAGAATGGACTTAGATAAAACTTTAATTATTATTGGGGGTATTCCTAATCAAAGAGATGTGTGTAACTTAGAACTATTGTTTGGTGTTTGTAAAGGGTTTAAGAAAATATTTATTGCCACTGATTTTTCAGTGTTTAAGCCTTGTGCAGACATAATTGATAAATGTGATTTAGTTTTGCATCAGTCAATAGTTAATTTAGATTTTATTCCAGTAAAACAAGCTTATGGTTATATGCCAGAGTTATTTTTTAAAGAGGATAAAAAGCCAAGTTATCAAATGAATATGGCTATATTTGGTGGGAATAACTTACATAGAGAAGACAAGTTTGAGAAGTACATACTAAACAAAGATAAAAAGCAATTCAATGAGAAAATATTCTCCTTATACAAATTTTATCCAGATGTAGCAACTGACCAAGAACTTGAAGATGTTAGATTGGATTATCCAAGTTACATTCAATTGTCCAAGCTGTTTAGATTTAATTTAATGATAGTAAGGAAAGAATATAGGGATATTGGATGGGCAACTTCAAGATATGTTGAGGCAATATCAAACTATAATTTACCACTTTCAGATTATGAATATGACAAATTTAATCATTTTAATCATATGGTTAGAACATATAGTTACAAAGATGTTTTATATTATGTGAATGTAATTGAAGAAAATGAAAGAATAAACTTCATAGAAGAACAAAGGAAAATAATAAAAGAAAATAGACCAAAGTTTAAGGAGTTGATTTTAAATGTATAAAGTAGAAAACATAGCGGAAATGTATCATTTGCTAGGAAAAGAATTATTAGCTAATGGAGAGATAGTAAGACCTAGAGGAAAAGAGACGAGAGAAATTATAACTCCGGTAATACATATTGAGAATCCAAGAGGCAGATTAGCTTTTGAGCATGCTAGAAAATTCAGTATAGTTTATGCAGTTGTTGAAAGCTTAATGTTAGTAAGTAAAAATGATGATGTTAGATACTTTAAAGAGTTTAATAAGAATGTAAGTCAATTCTCGGATGATGGGATATATTTTCATGGTAATTATGGTAGAAGAATTGCTGATAATATTAATTCAGTTGTATACAAGCTTTTAAATGATAAAGATAGTAGACAAGCTGTTTTGAGTATTTATGAGAATGAGCAGGATTGTTACTATCAAGGTAAAGATACTCCTTGTACTTTAAGCTTGCATTTTATGATAAGAAATAACAAGCTTAATATGATAACTTATATGAGAAGTAATGACATAATTTGGGGTACTCCTTATGATATTTACATATTCACAAATTTGCAGGAAGTAATTGCAAATGAGATTGGTATAGATGTTGGATATTATAGGCATGTTCCATCAAGCTTACATGTTTATGAAGAACATTATTCTTTATTGGATTTAATGAGCAGATTCTGTGAGCCTGTTTATGTTGAGAATAAATGTAATTTAGAGCAATGGAGAAGAGCTGCTAATGAGTATGAGTATATGGTTAATACTGCTGTGCAATTCCCGTTTAAACCATTAGGACCAATTGATGAATTTCTTAATATTATTCGTAATGAGTATACTTATAAATCAAATTTTGATAATAATTCAAGGTACTTGAGTGTCCCAGAATGGGCAAATAAATTCACGACAAAGTGGGTGAAATAAATGCCTGATTTGCATAGACATTCAGAATTTAGTACATTTGATGGATTCGGTAAAGCTACAGAATTAGCCAAACTTGCTAAAGAGTTGGGATATACAGCTTTAGGATTGTCGGACCATGGTAATACAAATGGATTAGTTCAGCATTATAGAGCTTGTAAAGATGAGGGAATAAAGCCAATTATGGGGGTTGAGGGATATTTTCAACCCTCAATCAACAAAGAAAAGCCAAGATACCATTTATGTTTATATGCTAAAGATTTAAAAGGATATGAGAATATAAATAAAATGATGTATATTGGTGAACAACAAAAATATTATAATCCCATAATAACATTAAAGGAATTAAAAGAATATTCTGAAGGTGTTATATGTACTTCAGCATGTATTGGTGGATATATATCTCAAGCGATAGCAAAAGGTAATATTAAAGCTGCTGACAAAATGATTAAAGAATTTAAAGATATATTTGATGAAGACTTTTACATTGAAATACAACCTTATACTATAAGTGAAAAAGGGCTACAAGAGAAAGTTAATGTTGATTTAATGGACTTAGCTTTTGAGAACGATGTAAAGTGTATTTTAACTTCAGATAGCCATTATGGGTCAAAAGATGATTTTGATACTTATATGAAAATGCATGAAATTGCAAAACATGATGGAATGGACATTGAGGCTACTTATGGAGATAGGTATATGCCAACATATGAAGAGTTAATTAGTCGTTTTGTTAAAATGCATGGAGAAGATTTAGGTGTAAAAGCAGCTAAAAGAAAAGCAAATGGAATGATTGAAAATTTAAAGGAAATTGAAGACAAGGTCGAAGCTGACATATTGGACCAATTACCTTTAGAATTACCAGAGTTTATAGAGGGAAAAGATAGCTATAAGCTACTGGAAGAAAGAGTAAAGAACGGACTAAAGCAAAGAGGAAAACTCTCAAAGAAGTATATTGAACGTTGCAAAGAAGAATTAAGTATAATTAAATATCACGGTTTTTCAGATTACTTCTTAATAGTAGCTGATTATGTAAACTGGGCAAAAGATAATGGAATAGTAATAGGCCCCGGAAGAGGTTCAGTTTGCAACAGTGAAATTGCATATGCTTTAAGAATAACTGAAGTTGATAGTTTGAAATTTGGGCTTGATTTTAGACGTTTCTTGAGAAAAGATAAAAAGAAATTACCAGATGTTGACTTGGACTTTCAAACAAATAGACGTGAAGAAGTTATTGAATATTTGGTTAATAAATATAAAGGGCATGCATCTCAGATATGCAGCTATGGACTTTATAAAGTTGACAATTTAATAAATGATTTAGTAAAAGTTTGTGGAATGGAAGATAAGGACGAAATAAAGAAATTAAAAACTTTTGTAAATAAATTTGTTGTTGATGGACGATTAGAGACTGAAGCAATGATGAGAAATTATGAAGCTAAAATGTACAATAAAATGTATGATGATATTTTAATACATTTTAGTAAGTTGTTTAAAAAAGTACGATACATTGGAACTCATGCAGCTGGGGTTGCAATAACAGGTGGTAATCTACTAAATTATACAAGCTTAAAAGTATCAAAAGAAGGAAAAATATTTACCAACTATGATTTAGGTGATTTAGAGAAAATTAATGTAATTAAGTTTGATATACTTGGTTTAAAGACTATGGAAAGCATTAGTGAGTTAAGAGAGCTAACTGGAAATAAAGACTTTGATGATGAGCATTTAGAAGATGAAAAAATACTTGAAGCATTTGGGAAAGGTGATACTGATGGAGTATTCCAGTTTGAAAAAAGAGTTGCACGAGATATTTTAGTTAATATTCAAGCTGATTGTTTTGAGGATGTAGTTGCAGCTAGTAGTATGAATAGACCGGGGCCATTAAGCTTAGACATGCCACAACAATATGCAGAAAATAAATTCAATTTAACACAAGCAAGTGGTGAAAAGTATTATGAGTATACTAAAGAAACATATGGAACAATAGTATATCAAGAACAACTTCAGCAGATATGTGTAAACATAGGTAAAATGAGTTGGGAAGATTCAGATAGAGTAATGAAAATACTTAAAGGTTCTAACATGACAGAGGAAGGCTTAAAGAGAATGGAAAGCGATAAAGCTGAACTTTCTAAAATGTTTGTTGAGGGAGCTTCTAAAAATGGATTTACAAAATCTGAAGCAAAAGAGTTGTTTGAAAAGTTACTTGTATATTCATTCAATAAAGGTCATGGTGTTGGGTATACAATGATTTCATTTGAGGAAATGTATTACAAAATATACCATTCTACTATATATTGGTATACAAAGATTAAATATGCTGGAAGTGATAGTGATATCTTTAAATTTACAATTGGAGCAGTCAAAAATGGAATAGTTGTATTTTTACCTCATGTTAATTATTCTGCTGAGACTTCGGTAAGAAAGTTTGACGGAGAGAATGTAATTCAGCAAGGGGTTTGTACAGTAAAAGGTGTAGGGCAAAAGGCTGCTGAATTTATATTAAATGAGAGGAAAGAAAATGGACATTTCACAAGTTATGATGACTTTGTAGAAAGGTGTAAATGTAGAGCAGTTACAAAAGGTACTATTAGTAAATTACTTGAAGTTGGTGCTTTAGAATTTGATAAACAAACATATTTAAACAGAGTGGTAAAATATAACAGTTCAATGCTTGCGAGGGCAAAATAATGATAAAAGATTATACTATATGGTTAGAAAATAGTGAATGTATTATTGGCCAAGCAGAGCGTGAAAATATATTAGAGCTTATGAAAATGCATAACAAAAAATGTAAAAATGTTATTACATTTTCAGATGAAAAAGGAATACTCTCTATAAACATGAAAAAAGTTATTGCAATAAGTATGGAAAGAGTTACTGAGAATGGAAAGGCAGGCTTTTAGATGAATGATAAACAAATGAAGCAAATAATGGAATTATGTAAGAGTATAGAATCAAAACAAGGGTCAGGAAGTATATATAGTTTAGGAAGTAAAAATGCAAGTGCTGGTGTTGCAAGATTTAACACAGGGCTTGAAGATTTTAACAATATTTTAGGTGGAGGAGCACCAAGAGGAAGAATGATTGAGATATTTGGACCTGAAAGTTCTGGTAAAACAAGCTTAGCTTACCACTTAGCAGGTACACAAGAGATGGCTTTATTCATTCCGGCTGAAGGAACTTTTGATGCTCAAAGAGCTAAAATATTTAAGAACAAACCAAAACAATTACTTGTGTATAGAGACAATAAGTTTGCTGAAGATATAATAGATAAATGTAATAAATTTGCAGAGTTAGGTATTCCATTAATTATAATTGATAGTGTACCTCACATGGTTCCAAAAGCTTTATATGAATTAACTTTAAAGGAAACAGAAAAGCAGCCACAAAGAGGTCAATTAGCAAGTTTGTTTAGTAGAACATTAAAACCATTAACTGATATTATAGAAAGAAGTGGAACAACTATTATTTTTATAAATCAGGTAAGAGATAAAATGGATGCTATGATGTTTGGAGATAAATTTGATACCCCCGGAGGTAGAGCTTTAAAGCATGCAATGAGTGTACGTATTCAAGTTGGAAGAAGAGCTTGGATAGAGGTTCCAAACAAAAATCCAAGCAATAGTGCAACTACTGAAAAAGCAGGCTTGATTATGAAAGCTAAAGTTGTTAAAAGTAAGATTTGTAACCCTTATGGTGAAGCAGAATTACCAATGTTCTTTGATAGAGGTTTTGTAGGCTTTGGAGAAATGGATGATATACGAAAAGAGATAATGAAAGAGAATAGCATAAAATACAAAAATAAATAGGAGGACATTATGTGTAAATATACAAGCAGGTTTTCTGTAGGTGATTTAGTTAAAAATGAAGATGAGAATGTTTTAATGGTAACTGACATTTTAAAAGATGGAGACAGAAATGTATATGAATGTAATGATGGCCAACTATACTATGAGGATGATTTAGTATGGGAAGTTTAAAAGATATGATATTAGCCGAGGCCCAGAACAATGGCTTATTAATCCCAAATAATTCGGATAATATAAATCCTAATCCAAGTAATAAAAATAAATCTGAGGGCATTCAAAGTCTTCTGATTAAAAACAAATTGGATAAGTTATTTTATTTAAGGGACCATTTAGATGAAGATAGGGCTGGGCTACATGCAAGTGCAATGATTGCAAGTGATAATGATTTTTGTTATAGACAGCAAGTTTTAAGTTTATTATACAAACAAAATCAAGGTGAATTATTACCTGTAAATTTAATGCGTATATTTGCTCAAGGAAATGCAATACATGAGAAATGGCAGAATTTGTTTGTAAAAGCAGGCATTGCAGACATGATTGAGGGTAGGAGCTTTTCAGAAGAATATGAGCTTTACTTTACTCCTGATGCCGTAATAATTTTGGACGGTAAGAAATATGTAGTAGAAATAAAAAGCATGAACACTTTTAGCTTTCAAAAGGCAAATAGCCACCCAAGTGGACATAAACAAATGCAGCTTTATATGCATTTATTGGGTATTCCACAAGGATTTGTTTTAGCAGAGGACAAAAATAGCCAAGACTGGAAACCATTTTTAGCAGAATATGACCCAGAGGTGGTTAAGCCTATTCTAGCACGTTTAAATACTGTGCAAGAAATGAAGCAAGCATTTTTAAAATACAAAGAAATGCCTCCTAGAAAATGTAAAAAATGTGATAGTAAAAGAGCAAAAGAATGTGGTATGAGAGATGCTTGTTTTAATGTAGGAATAGGAAGAATACGGTTTAATATGCGTGAAAGTGCATAGTTTTAACAAAGGCCTTATATAAGTATATAAGATATATAATATATATTATAAGGCTTTATAATTTACTTTATGTAGAAAGGTAAAGTGATTAAATGTGAAATACAAATATGATAAAATAGTAATTGGGTTTGACCAAAGTTATACAAATACAGGAATAAGTATTGCAGCTGATGGAAATTTACTTATTGTAAAAAGTACTAATTATTATAAAGGAATAGGGGAAACAAAAACAGACAAACGAAATTATATTAGGAAACTTGTAAAAGAGATTTTAGAAAAGAATGTACATAAAGCTAAAAAGGTAGTTATTCATGTTGAGCGCATAAGAACTTTTAGTCAAGGTAAAAATGGTTCCCAAGGATATGGATTAAAACCGGGGTATATTAAAATGACCGGTGCATTACTTGCTTGTATAATTGATGAGGCAAAAGCTTTTGGTGTTAAAGTTTATTCGGTAGATACTAGAAGTTGGAAAAGTCAAGTAGTTGGTACAAGTAAAAATGAAACAGAGGACAAAAAATTAGAGACTTATGAATTTGTAAAAGAGCTTGGGTTTGATACAAGCTTTAAAAATACAAGAGGAACAGTCAAATATGATGATGATGCTAGTGATTCTGCTTGTATAGCTTTATACGGGTTTTTACCAAGAAGTAAGCAAAAATTATTATTGGAGGAATAAACAAATGAAAGATGTTACAATAAACTTTGAGATTAAAAATGATGAGGAAATCGAAGTAGTAAGTAAAATTGCAGATATTATTGCTGGTAGAGATGCAACAATAAAAATCATAACAAATAAAGATGAAGACTAGAGTAGCTAATAGACACTTTGAGAAGTTTGATATTTATATTGGCAGAGGAACAAAATGGGGTAACCCTTTTGAAATAGGGAAAGATGGAGATAGAGATGAAGTAATAAGATTATATGAGATTTATATTCGCAATAATCCAAACCTCATTAAAGACCTCTGGGAGTTAAAGGGGAAAGTGCTAGGTTGCAGTTGTAAACCTAATAAATGTCATGGTGATGTTTTAGTAAAATTAATTAAAGAATTTTGCAAATAATTGTTTACAAACAGTTTTGTATGATGTATAATGAATAAAAGAAATCCTACGGAGGTAGAATAATGATACTAAAAGAGCAAAATATTATGATACACGGAAGCAACTATAAATTTACTGTTGAAAAGTTTAATTCAATTCATGAGTTAGTAACATTTTTAAGAAATACTAAAAATAAAATAGGTTTTGGTGATAATAGCAAGACAGGAGGTTATTCTTTTACAGGCACACAATCTTATGAAGAAGCAGAAGACTTACTTATGAATGGGTGGGAGCAAGAGGCTGTTAAGTTAACTGAAACATTAAAGAGTATTCAAATAAATAAAAGTGAAAGAAATAAAATGATATATGATATTGTAGGTTTTCAGCCAAGTGTTCCAAGATATATTCAAGGTATTCCACAGAATATGTTTAACAGTAAGAAGATTGCAACTAAGAAAAGTAAAATCATTGATGTGTATAAAGAAGTAAGTTATAGTGGAAATACTACTAAAGAAACGATTCAAGAAGAGAGTATAAAAGCTTTAAGAATTATTCAGTTATTAGAGAATCAAGGATATAAATGTAATTTATACGTATGTGATAGTATATCTTCTTTTCTAGCAGGTAAAGCAGTATCTATTCATCTTAAAATAAAAAATTCTTCAGATAGATTGAATATTGGAAAAATTGCTTTCCCTTTAGTGCATTCAAGTTTTTTAAGAAGAATAGTTTTTTCTTGGATAGAAAAATCCAGTATTGTAAGTAAAGAATTTGCAGTAGGATATGGTTCTCCAATACAAGGTTCTAACTATAAAAATATGGTAAAAGATTTAAAAAAGCTAGACATTTATAAAAATGCTTTATTTATTCCAAATTTACTAAGCATAAGTGAAGAAGAATTTATAAAGAAGGAACTTGAAAATATTAAATAAAGTTAATAAAATAAGTTTGTAAATTGTTAAAAAAACTGTTTACAAACTTATTTTATTAATGTATAATGTTAACATAAGGAATAACAAATACAAATCAAATCAATCGGAGGATTAGAAAATGTTAAAAGTAGATTACAATTCAACTTATTCAGTAAAGGTAACAAATAAAAAAGGTATATCAGTATTTATTCCAAAAAGCCAAATAAGATTAGATGAAAATGAAGACTTTATAATAGCAGCAAAAAGTTGGATGATTGAAAGTAAAGAGTTAGATGAAAAAGAAGTATTGGTTGATGAAACAATTGGAATGAAGTTAGAAAAAATAACGGAAGACAAAGGAACAGTATACACTAATAGTAAAGCATTTAATAGAAAGCTTTACTTAAATAAAAAGCATAATATGTTAGCCTTCAACTTTAAAACAAATATATTTGCAATACCAAATAATGATGGATGTAACTATGATAATTCAAATGGTATGATTTACATAGGTAATCAAAAAGATGGTTATAGTTTTGAGAAACAAGTTGATGAATATTTTGAGAATGTTGAAGAAATTGAAGAAATTGCTAAAGAAATTGAAGAACAACCAATAGTAATTGACTTAAAAAAGCCAGTAAAACATATGGAATATAATACAATTAAAGCTTGTGTAGAAAATGATATTCCGGTTTACTTATACGGACCAGCTGGTTCAGGTAAAAATCACGTGCTACAACAAATTGCTGAAGAACTTAGTTTAGAGTTTTTCTTTACAAACAGTGTTCAGCAGGAATTTAAAATAACAGGATTTATTGATGCAGGTGGAAACTACCATGAAACAGAATTTTACAAAGCTTTTACAAATGGAGGATTATTCTTCTTAGATGAAATGGATGCAAGTATTCCTGAAGTATTAGTTCTTCTAAATGCAGCAATAGCAAATGGTTACTTTGAATTTCCAAACGGTAAAGAATTTGCAGACCCAAACTTCAGAGTTGTTGCAGCTGGCAACACAATAGGAAGTGGTGCAGATGAGCAATACACTGGTAGATTAGTTTTAGACCAAGCAACACTTGATAGATTTGTAAGTATAAAATTTGATTATGACAGAAACATAGAAATACACTTGGCAAAAGGAAATGAAGAGCTTGTAAACTTCATAAGAGGTCTTAGAGAAAAGTCTGAACAAACTGGTATAAGAGCAACATTTAGTTACAGAGCAATAACAAATGTAGTTAAGTTAGAAAAATCAGGAATGACTTTAAGTAAAGTATTATTAATAGCAGTATTTAAAGGAATGGACAAAGACACAGTAAACACTTTACAAGAAAAGTATGTATCAAATAAATATTACAAAGCAATGGTTGGAATGGTGGCATAAGCCACCTTCCTTATTATCTCAGAGGAGGACAAGCTTTATGAAAATTAAAAAGAGAATAAATGAACTAATATTCAAACTAATTGTTCGGTATTTAATGAAAAATAATACAGTTATAAGAAAAAATAATTGTACAATACGAGTATTTACAAATGAGTATTATGATTTTTTAGTAGAAGATGGAATATTTGTAAAAAGGAATAAGTTATGAATTTTATAAATCCTTACTTTACTGAAAAAGAAAAGATAGATGCTTTGCAAAGATGGATATTAGTGCAAAGTTTTCTATATTATGAAACAGACTTACAGTTGGTTACTGATAAAGTTTATGATGATAATTGTAAACAACTTGTAGGTTACCAGAATGAATTTAGAAAAGCGTTTAAAAGCTCAATGTATTATTATGTGTTTCACGATTTTGATGGGTCAACAGGATTTGATTTGTATTATAGGTTAAATAAAGAAGATAAAGAAAGACTTGACTTATATATAGGAAATATATTGTATAGGAATGGTGGAGTAAAAACTAATGGAAAAAGTAAAAAGAAAAAGAACAGGTAAATGGTATAATGAAAATGAAAAGAAAACTTTGTTGGGTATTGGGTTAACCCCTACGAAACAAAGTGGTGCTGGATTCACAGAAAAAGAAGATGGATATAATGACAAAATATTAGCACAATTAAAAAGTACAGATGCTTCAAGTTATAGATTAACTTTAGACGATTTGGAAAAATTAAAATATCATGCAATGGTTGAGCATAAGTTGCCACTATTCATAATACAATTCTTAAGTACAGATGAACTATATTTGGTTTTGAAATACGAAGATATAAAGGATATATGTTTATCCCTACTCGGAGTTAAAGATATCTCAGATTTAAAATATGAACCTCAGAGTGAAATTGTTAATGCTTTATCCTCCTATGATAATGATATTGATTGTGTTAAAAGCTCTGAGGTTCAAATAATAAAAAGCAATTCTAAAGCAAGAGAAAAATTTCACGAAAAGAGGAATGAAGAATGGGAAAAAAGAAAAATGAAGAACTCAAAGAAAAAGTAGAAGTAGAAGAAACTACTCAAGATTTTATTTTAACTGCTATTGGCCAATATAATAGTTTTAACATTAAGAATAATAAAAGTGTAGATTTAAGTTTTAAGTTTAGCTATGATGAAAGAATAAACATAGTTAAGAGTATTACTTTTGTCGGCCAAAATATTGAGATAGTTGCTAAAAAGGGAGGAAATAAACCGGTTAAACTTGGCTTATTTACTTTCCAAGAATTAAAGATCGACAGAGATGGAGAATCAACAATCAAATTTAATTCAGAAGTAGATTATGTATATACTGAGAATATTAATGAGATTGTTAGTAAGGATGAGCTAATAAAAGTTAAAATGAAAGCTAATATTATTATGGAGGAAACTCCAGATGACCAGTAAAGAGCTTAACAAAAATATTTTGAAGATTTGCAAAAGTGCTGAAAAATATATTGAAGAGCAGAAAAAAGATAAGACGTTAGAAAAGCCAATTATGAATGATTTAGTAAAAACTAAAAAAGCAATGGCTTATGAAGATATATTGGAACAAATCAGAAAATACAGTAAAAGTAAGGAGGACTAAAATATGTCTGGTGGTAAATTTGTAGAAATTGCAGCTGTTAATATTTCATCAAAAAGAACAATAGTGCTTAGTAAGTCAAATGAAAATATCATAATTGGCCAAAAGTTGTCTGTTAAAGATGATAATGATAAACCAATAAACTTCTTTTTAAAAGGAGCTTTGAATATTCCGGTTGATAGCATTTATGATTTTAGAGATGCAATAAATGATGTTATTAAGCATATTGAGAAAAATGATTAAAAAATTTTTAAAATAATTGTTTACAAATAGGTTTCCATAGTGTACAATGGTATCAGGATAAGAAATAAAACATTCGGAGGGATTGCATATGGTAGGTAAATGTGAAACATATAAAATGGCTACAGTTAAAGAAGCAGAACATAGAGGTTGGTGCCAATTCTGTAGTAAAAAATGCGAAAATAATTTAAAAAATATTAAAAATAATTGTGTACAAATTAAAAAGCATAGTGTATAATGGTATCAAGGTTAGCAATAACCACTAAAAAATCAATCGGAGGATTAAGAATGAGAAATTTAGAGCAAATTAAAGAAAGAATAAATAACATAGAAGAAGATATTGAGTATAGAAAGAAAAGTGCAGTAGCTCAAATGCAAGTAGTTAGCAAGAAAATTGTAAATTATTCAGATAGTCCAGAATACATTTCAAAATGGTTACCCACTTGGATGAACGATGTTAATTATCAAAATGAGCAAATAAATGAACTTAATAAGCAATTACAATTACTTAAATGGGTATTAAATGAAGATAAATAAAGCCGAAATAACTGGGAACACCTCCCCAGTTATATACCAGAAATAACCTACTGGTACTGATGATGGCAGGTTACATAAACATCAAAAGAGGAAAATAAAAAAATAAAATTATAAATTTAAAGGAGGCCACAAAATGGCAAAGAATTGGACAGCTGCAGAAGCAGTAGTAGTTTTAAGAGAAGGAAAAGATAAAGGAGCAATGGTTGATATAGGAAGAAGATTCCCATTATTAGCGATGGCGGTACAAACTGAAAAAGGATTGCTTGAAATAGTTGAAAGTTTACCAGCTCATATGACGGCAAGAAAAATTAATGGTTTGTTAGCAGGTGGTGTTGAAGATACTTCAGATTCAGATGATGACGATGAAGAAGTTGAAGAAAAAGAAGAAAAGAAATCTAATAAAAAAGAAGACAAAAAAGCAGCAGGAAAGAAAGATGACAAAAAAGGCGGAAAAGGCAAAAAGGAAGCAGCTGCAACAAAAGATGAAGACGATGAAGAAGATGACGATGAAGACGAAGATGAAACCGATTATGAAGAAATGAGTACAAAAGAATTAGTAGCACTTTGCAAAGAGAAAAAAATCAAACTTCAAAAAGGAATGAAAAAGCAGGACCTTGTTAAACTTTTAAACGGAGCTTCTGATGAAGATGACGAAGAGGACGAAGACGAAGAGGAAGAAGAAGAGAAAAAGCCGGCAAAGAAGAATGGCAAGAAAGCTGACAAAAAGTCTGATAAGAAAGCTGACAAAAAGAAGTCCAAAAAAGATGATGACGATGATGAAGATGAAGACGGAGAATGGGACATCTAATTAAATAGTATTTATTGTTAACTTAACTTACTAATGATAATGGGGATGGGAATTTTAGATACCCATCCCTATTTTACTTTTGGAGGACTAAATGAAAAGAGTAGAAGAAGCAGCAAGTAACATAATGAAAAATAAAGAAAATAAAATTGAGTTATTACTTAATATGGACTGCAGACTTCCGGAGAATATGGCAAAATTAAAAAAAGCAGTAAATAGTATGAAGTGGTTTGAGAGATTTGAATTTGAAGAAATAACTCCAAACACAGTTGAGCAAGGTTATTTAAGAGTTGAAAAAAAATATGGAATTAGAATTGGGTATATACAAAAAGCAAGTGAACTAAGTTGGAGTATAATGATTAAAAGTGATGAAGGTAAATGGATTGATACAGTTATTTGCCATACATTATTTGAGGGAATGTGTAAGACTATGATAGTTTTATACGGGTATTTAGTAAAAGGAATAAAATTCAAAACAGAAGAAAAGTAATTGGAGGGTATATGAAAGTACGTATATTTACAGACGGTGCTTGTAGTGGAAATCCGGGAGCTGGGGGCTGGGCAACAAAAATATTTCTTCAAGAAAATAGTATTGAGCTTTCTGGTGGGGAAAAAGAAACAACTAATAATAGAATGGAATTAATAGCAGTAATCAAAGGTCTAGAATACATAAAACAAAATGCAATACCGAATAAAGTGGATATTTATAGTGATAGTGCTTATGTAGTAAATTCAGTAAATAATGGATGGCTTAAAAATTGGAAAGAAAATGGATGGAAAACTAAGAAAGGAACTCAAGTAAAAAATATAGATTTATGGGAAAGATTTTTACAACTACTTGGTAAAAATAAAAACATACATTTTGTAAAAATAAAAGGTCATGCTGGACATACACATAATGAACGTGTAGATTTGTTGGCAAGAAAACAATCAGAAAAGTTTAAATTGGAGGCATAGTGTTATGATTAACGGAAGAAGAAGAAAGTATTATATAAAGGATAATGAAAAATTTAATAATTTTATAGACATTCTATTAATATTTATATTAGTTTTAGGAATAGGAATTGCGCTTATAGGAAGCATAATTCTGGAAAAGCAAAGTGAGCATATTGATAGGCATCATGGCATGCTTATAGAAGATGTTTATCCGGATATTAGTGAATTAAGAGCACAAACATTGTATATAGATGCTAATGTAAAAAGACTGGAAAATGATTTAGAAGAAATAAAGAATTTAAGCAATTTTCCAAGTTTTGATGCAGAGTGTTCTTGGTATACAGCAGGATATGAAAGCACTGGTAAAACTCCTGACCATCCAGAATATGGACTAACTGCAAGTGGTAAAATGGTACAAGCTACTCATACAATTGCAGCAGATGAAAGGTTTCCATTTGGAACAAAAATATTAATTGATGATATTGTATATGTTGTAGATGATAGAGGTCCAGCTATATATGACAATAGAATTGATATATTTGTAGAAAATTTAAGTGATATACCTCCTGAGGGTAGAGTAATTAAAAAAGCTTATATTCTTGAGTGGGGAGGCAAATAAAATGATGGTAACTGAGAAATTTTTTACTAAAGAATTTACTGCAGTAACAAGCAAAGATGCTTATTTAAAAGCTTGCCGTTGGGTTGCAAATAATGTAGTAAGCAAAATAACTGATATTGGTGAGACTTTATGGAAAATAGAAAAAGTTGTTGAAACTGATGAGAAGGTAATATATAAACTTGAATTATATTGTACACTTGAGACAAAAGAAGAAGTTGTTAAATTCTGTGAAAATTGTAAAAGCATGCATAAGCTATTTTACATAAATGAGGAATACAATTGTAATAGATGTAACATGAAAGCTTTTGTAGAAAGAACAAAAACCAAGTTGGAAGTAAAAGAGCAGTACAGGAAAGAACGTTTAAATTACTTATTAAATAAAGGGGAATAAAATCCCCTTTTGAAGGCCCAGAATTGAGCTCAGATTAATCAAAGTATTATTATAATATAAAACTATTACCTAAGATGAGGAGTTAAATATGAGTTATTCTTGTGTTAAAAAGTATAGAACAAAACATAAAATTAAAGGGATATGTGTTGACTGTATTAATGAGGCTGAATATGGAAAGACTAGATGTAAATACCATTTATGGTACCAAAGAGAGTGGGCACGTAAAAGGAGAAAAGTAATATGATTAAAAAATATAAAGCCAGTAGAATTTTAGATTTTAATAGTGAAAAAGGAATTGACATAGTTGGAGGCTTTCAAGGCAAGCTTGGAATTGTAGCTTTAAAGAATGCAGATAACAAAATTGATGAAATTGGTTCAGAAACAAAACTAACTAAATATCCAATAATAATGAGCTTTGGAACGGCTGAGCAAATGGATAATATTATTGGTGTACTAATAAGTATAAGACAAACACTATCGAGGAGTGATGAAAATGAACAGGCAACAACGCAGGGCAATGGAGAAGAAAGCCAAGAAGGATGCTAAAAAACCACCTATTGGAATAAGCATAGAACGTGTAGAGCAAATTAAGAAAGAAACAGTTAATTATAGTATTGAACTAATGAGTTGTTTATTCATAATGGCTTTAAGAGATGAATTTAAATTTGGTCCAAAGAGGATTGAGCAATTGCTTCATAAAGTAAGTTACATGTATAAACAATTTGAAAGCAAGGAAGTAAGCTCAGATGAGATGAAGGAAGTCCTTGAGATGTCCTTAGGTATAAAGATAAACTTAGCCAATGTATTAAAGGCAAACTCTGAGGCCCTAGATTAGGCTCAGATTAATCAAAGTATATAAGGTAATATATTAACATTACTTAGAAGAGGAGATAATTTAAAATGAAAAAGTTAAACGAAGAATACATGCTAAGATATTGTGTAGTTAATAAAAAAGAATGTTGTTACTTAGTCAATGAAAACTGTAATAATGATAATGAATGTGTTAAAGGTGATAAATATTCCAAGTTGGAAGAACCAGTAGCTGAACCTAGACCATGTATTACATGCAAGTACAATAAAACATATAGATTAAAAGGTAAAGTTAAATGCGAGGAAGATTGTGTAGACTATGACTTATATAAGGAAAGAAAATTCAAATCTGAAAAAGTAAATCCTAAACTTAACTGTGATGTTATATGTATTGAGGCAGTTGGTGAATTTGAATTAAATAAAATCTATAAAGTTAAAGATGGTTGTATTGTAAATGAGGAAGGAAAAGAGATTTACCCAGATGCAGAAACAATGTATTGTATTAATGATTTGAATGAGGCTTTTGAATCAAAGTTTGAGAAATATGAATACACTTGTAAAGGCTGTGTATATGATGGAGATAATGGTTGGGGTTGCGCAAATGAGCAAAGCTGTGTTGACCATGACTGTTATACAAAAGTAGAGTTAAAACTTGATACTACTGCTAAAGATTATGTTAAGCAAATAAATTTATACAAAGCAGCTTTGAAAAGTACTCCAAAAGATATGGTTCATAAAGTAAGCCACTACAACTCAGGTGATATTGAGGTAATAGACATTTTAGAACAGGCAATAAAAGACTTGAATGGTTTAGAAGGTGGCTACATATTTACAATACTTAGGTATATTCTAAGATGGAAGTTTAAAGGTGGAATTGAGGACCTTAAGAAAGCTTATGAATATTTAGGTAGATTTATAAATATATTAGATAAAGGGGAACATAAATGGTAGTATACATTAGTGGAGCAATAACTGGCAAAATTGATTATTTAAAGACTTTTAATGAGGCAGAAAAAGAATTAAAAGAAATGGGTCACATTCCAATTAATCCATGCTGTGTACCTCTCGGATTAAACTGGCAAACTTATATGATAATTGATTTAGCTATGGTTGAAGCTTCAGATGCAATTTTAATGTTAAATGGTTGGCAAGATTCTAAAGGTGCTAAGCAAGAATTAGAACGTGCAATACAGGAAAATAAGAAAATTTACAGATATGATACATCTGGAGAAATTGTAGAATTTGTAACTGCAAAATTAGCTTTGCAAGAGGCTAATGAAAATTAGGAGGTAAAATGCAAAAATTATTAAAAGATGAAAAAACAGGACTTTATTATAGACCAGATACTTATGATTTATCTGTAATAAAGGAACAAAGCAGTTATGCTAGATTATTTGAAATGGTTAAAGGTAAAGTGGTATTAGATATTGGTGGCAATATTGGAAGTTTTGCTTATAATGCTTTACAACATGGTGCAAAAGAAGTTGTAAGCTTTGAACCTGACCCAGATAATATTGAAGTATATCATAAACAACATTTAAAAGGTGCTTACTTACATAAATTTGCTGTTGCAAGTAAAGATGGTAAAGCTACTTTTTATGTAAATAATGAGGGAACAAATAAAGGACTACATTCCCTTGTAAAGATAAGAGGTAGGGAAGAGATTGAGGTAAAAACAATTGCTTTTAGCAAAGTACTTGAGAAAATAAAACCTGAAATAATAAAGATTGATATTGAGGGTGGAGAGTATGACTTAGATTTTACTTTAATTCCTGACACTGTAAAAGGGATAGCTATTGAGCTCCATTTGCAACATGGGTTGAGAACCAAAGGAGAACATTTGCTTAAATGGTTAAAGAAGAATTTTACTATGCTAAATAATGCTCATATAACTGATTTAAACTGGACCACTACATTTATAGGTAAGAGGTAAAAATAATGGATGAATTTATTGTATTTTCAGAATCAATAACTGAGGCTTGGAATAAACTCCTTGAAGTTATGGAAAGATTTGTAAAAGCAATAAAAAGTATTTTTAAAGTATACTTAGAGAAACTTATGAGATATTCTTTAAGTAAAAGCCAAAAGTATTATCTTTCAATTGTTTTAAACAAAAGTAATAATTGGAGGAAGATGCATAATATTCCAATGACTAGAATGAGACAAAAAGTTTGCTGAGAGTTAATAGATGAGGTTTAGAATAACTTAAATTGTAAAGTAATATAAATATAAGGGAAGGTAAATTAAAATGTGTGGAGAGCAAATAAGAACTAAAAGATGTTTAGTAGAAGTCCAAGAGAATGGAATAATCAGAGATAATGCAGGTTATATAATTGGTAGTTTAGGTTATGCAAGTTTTGAAGAATTAACAGAAGCAGATGATTTAATAAAAGATTTGAACTTAAAAAAATGTGTAATAACTCCTAACGAATATCAAAAGTTAGCTATGGTAACTGCTAATCCAGAAGTATTAAAAGATTTTGAAAAAATGATAGGAAATGCTGGTTTAGGTTTAGCTGGTGAAGCAGGTGAAGTTGCAGACCATGTGAAGAAATGCTTATATCAAGGGCATGAGTTTAGTATAGACAAAGTTGCAAAAGAACTCGGAGATGTTTTATGGTACGTGGCTTTAATGTGTACAGCAACTGGAGTTAGTCTTGAAACTGTAATGCAAGAAAATGTAAACAAATTAAAAGCAAGATATCCGGAAGGTTTTGACAAATTTAAAAGTATAAATAGAGGTGAATAACATGAAAAAAGTAATAATGTAAATATAGGGAGCTGAATAAGCTCCTTTTTTATTGTAAATTTTTAAAAATAATTGTTTACAACCTGCTTGTTCTGATGTATAATGTACTAAATAAAACGTATGGAGGTACAAATGAACGAAAGAAAATTTAAAATAATGTTATCAGATGCACATAGTCCAATAGCAATAAGAAAACCAGTACATACGTGTACATTCGATGATATTTGGAAGTTCTTATGTGAATACTTTAATGTAAAGGGATTTGAGCTAATTACTCCTTATCCATTAAATGAGCAAACAATAACGCTTGGTGGTTTTGTTTTAAGGGATAAAGTAGTAACATTTAAAGAGTGTAATTAAGTAATAGTAAAATTAACGGAATATATCCCATAATATAAATCCTTAACAAATTATATTCCGTTAATTATACGCCATTTTGATAACCCTATGAGGAGGATAAGGAGGAGCTAAATGAAATTTGTTATAATTGTTTTAAAGCAATTAGTGTTGACATTAGCAGACAAAGGATTTTTTACTATACAAGAGATTAATGATATGTTTGACAACTTAGATGAAGCAGAAGCACAGTTAAGAGAGGAAGAAAATAAAAATGACTAATGGTAAAAGAAATTGTATGTATTGTGTAAATTGTTGGTATAAGGAACACGGAGATGGGACAACTTGTAAGCTATGCAAAAAGGGAAATTTATGGATGCATTATGAGACAAAACAAAGGAGAAAGAGGAAATGGTAAGAGCTTATTATAATGGATTTGCTGTAGGTATAATAACTGGATATGCATTTGCAGCAATTGCTAGTTTACTTATAATTACAATAGTATATAACAAAGGAGGTAAGAAACGTGGGAAATAAATCAGATTTAAGATATGGAATTAAGATGGTAGGATATAGGACATACTTAGCTTTAAACCATGAGACAAAGAAAGTAGATTTTGTTGACAAAATTGAAGATGCATTATTATACAGAAATAAAGAATTTGCAGACATACTTTGTAAAAGTTCTAATAAAATACTTTCAAGAGCAAAATTTGAAGTATGTACAGTATTAAATCCAGAATTACTTAAAAATAGGAGGCAGTAAAATGAAAAAATATTTATGTAAAGGTTGTAAGAGAGAAAATATTAAATCTGCTATTTGTTTACATTGTAAGAGATATACAAATTCAGATGCACAAACTGATAAGTATTTGGTTGATGAAGAAAAAGTAGTAACAGATTGGGATGTATTTGAAGATAGGACAGAAAGCTTAATAAAACGTTGGAAAAATTTTGTAAAGAAAAATCCTGAGAAATCAAAAGAGGCAATACAAGGATTTTTGCTTGAAGTTAATGATGGATTCACAAGTAAGTTATTAAATAAATAAAAATAAAAGGAGGATTTAAAATGGGATTATTTAATAGTAAAGAGGAAAAAGCAAACAAAGAAATGGAAAAGGTGAATAAGTACTTGGAGCAGTATAAATTACAAGAACTTGACGAAAAATATTATGGAATTGTGAAAGAAATTAGTAGAGAAATGGCAGGTAGTACCTTAGCTGAAGCAGGTATGGCATTAAGCGGAGCAAAACCAGCTGAGCAATTTAATTTAAGGTATATGAATGCATTGATTAAGCAAAATTGGATTATAATTGGACTACAGCAGGAATTGCTTGATGAGTTAAAAAAGAAAAATGTATCAGACTGTGAGGTTTGCATGGGCGTTGACGATTGTAAAGAGGTAGATGAGGCAAGATGTTATAATTGTATTTATGATGTTGATGACTTTGACCATTATGATGAGGCATGTGCAGAATGCATTAATTATAGTAACTTTAAACCAAGGGAGCAAGAATAATGGAAAGTAGAGTTTTGAATGATGCAGTTCTGAGAATAGAAAATCAAAATGAACGAATTATATCCCTTTTAGAGGACATAAAAAAGACTTTAGTTAAACAAAATGAAGTTAGTAATGTAAATATATCAAATGAACGAAATTGTTTTAATTGTAAGTATTCCGAGGAATCTGAAGAGAATGATTTAGTATGTGATAGTTGTATTTCATGTGAGAACTTTGAACCTAAAGTAGAAAATGAATGTGATGAATGTGAAGTATGTGATTTACTTGTAGGAAGTACTGAATGTTGGGATAAATGTTGCACGGTAAGCAAAGATAGAAAACAATATGAAGCATACCTACAAGTCCATTTGACCTAAGAGATTAAATTTTATATATTAAAAGTATATTTTGATTAATCTAAGCACATTCTGATAACCATAGAAACACATTAAATTAATATGGAAGAAGGTAAATAAATGGAAAAAGTATTAAGATTAAATTGTAAAACAATGGAAGTTGAAGAAATTCAATTAAAGGACATAGTTAATTTAGACCAACTTGAAAAAGTGCATGTAAATAGCTTATTCCAGCTTTCAAGAATAGACATATTTGTAGATAAAGTATTTGCAGACAAAGAACCATGTTTGTTATTAATTAACAGAGCTGGTGGAATTAAGGAAGTGTTTGAAGGAAATATGATTTTTGTAGGAATAAATTGTGGTGAGCATGTTGGGCTAAATGATGTGCAATGCCAAAGAATAATGGCACTTTTAACACCTAAACAAAGATATATAAATGGTAAAGTGGACAAATTTGTAAAGATAATTCTGGACATGTAAGTATTGGAATTTGAACATTTAAAAATTTTTGTTTACAAATTAAATATTGTTATATATAATAGGGGGAGGGGGGGTTAAACAATAAATATTCCTTCCCTTATAAATATAAGGCCAACGGCCTTTAGAAGTATTATACAACAAATAAACTTACGGAGGTAATTAAATGAATAAAAAGAATTTAAATATTTATGTAGAAGGTAAA